GCTGATGATAGTCTTCGTTTCCACAACAATTTGTGGAAGCGGTGCAACAACTGGCACATCGTTAGTAGCAGCATCTTGTGCGTGAATAACTCCCGCAATAGCGAGACCGATAATTGATATATATTTTTTCATAGACTGTTAAGAAATGTTACAGTTCCAGCGTTACCAGTATTGCCGGTTTGTCCATTACTCCCAGAAAGGTCCTCATAACAAGTGTGAGTAAATTCAGTCCAACCAACAAGACCACCATCACCCACGTCACCTTCATATACTTCACAACTTATAATGGCTTCTATTGGTTTTCTTACTACTAAAACTCCCCCGTTTCCACCAGCCCCGCCATCGCCGCCGCTGCCTCCGTAAAAATAATCAAGATTGTCAAAATAACAATCTCCTGAATCTCCACCAGTGTGACCATTTTCTCCTACTAATTGAACAATAGTATTAATACTTGGTTCAAAGTATTGTTTAATGTTTAAATAAATAAATTCACCTGAATATCCACCCCTTCCGCCACCACCACCAGAACCATATAAATAATATCCACAGGTAGTACCTCCTACAAAAAAAGACTGACCAGAACCTCCATTTCCAGAATTAGAAACTGTTCCCGCAGTTCCTCCCGACAAAGTGCCAACAGAATAATCACAATCACCGTCGCCACCAGTGCCTCCATCAAATTCTGCACTAGCAGGGTATACTACAATTCCATTTCCCGGCGCACCTCCACTACCACCAGCATGACCATTTTCATTAAGCGAGTGAGGTTGAAATACAGCAGACAAGAAAGTTCCATCTGGAGCAGTTTTGGTTATTGTTGGACTGGATTGATTCCATGTTGTAAAATACCCACCAATAATAGCTGACCCACTATACACTTTTAAATTGTTGCAATTGATTATAGTCCACCCAAGAACATTTGTGTTAGCTATCCACAAAATCCCTCCATTTGTCAGTATGATATTGTTATAATTGTATGTTGCATTTGCTGCAAGGTATAAAGTTGTTCCATTAACAATAAGGTCAGGATACACAATAGGAGCTGGCATAGCCCCGCTCACAAACTTTCCGCGCACAAACTTGTTATCCGCAAAGCAGGTAACAGTCGAAAGCAATAGGATAGCAATGAGTTTGTTCATAAACGCCACAGAAACACATTAGTAGGAAAGCAAGTGCCTATACCATTAGTTTGTATGCGGTATGTTGCGTTAGGTGAAAGCGGAACAGTAAACGGAATCCAATTAGTGCCAGGAGTCACGCTATGATGTGCAGCAATAATGCTTAAGTTTTGTGCGACACCATTGTTGGTGTAGTAAATAACTGCTCCAGCATCAAGTGTTGCTGTGCAAATGGCATAAATCGAACCCACAAGAAACGAACGCTGGTTGGCGTTTGTGTATACTGTGTTTAACACAATATTTGTTGAGCCACCGTTAATCTGCGCAGTGTTAGTATCAATACTAGACACGTACGCATTGACACCATTTGTAAACAACGTAACGTCAAACACGTTTGTGCCTGTACCAGTAGCAACAAAGTTAGCCGCATACGCCGTGTTAGTCACAAGGATTCCAGCGAAGTTAGTACCACTAGTACCACCACCAGTACCAGGACCGCTGATAGAACCGCCACCACTAGATAATCCGCTGCCAGCATGGACAGTTAGAGCGAGGGCAAGGAGGAGAAGGATGGTGTGTTTCATAGATTATTTAACTTGTCTTACTTCAATGCTTGCTCCCGCGTAAATTGTGTTTCTGTTGGTTGGAGACACTGAATTATTTCCATATGCAAAAATATATGCTGGAGCGTTTGTGACATTAACAAGCAAAGTGCAAGTATGAATTGTTGTTCGGGTAATATTGTTATAGCCAACAACTAACCTATTAAATCCATCTCCATTTAGAGTTAGCGGATAAAAAGAAGCTGTTGCCGAAACAGATGAATAAGTGTAGGTGGAATTTAACGCTGACGTTGTTCCAGATATTGAATCTGATTGATATACATAACCTTTATTTGCTGTTGTATTTGTGCAAATTATATTAAAAGAGGGATAATCTGATGCCGATTCAACTCCATAAATAGCGGCTTTGAAAATAAGTTTATAGATTGCGTTATTTGTTAAAGCCACGCCAAATTGAGGGTTAGAAATCAAATTGGTTGATGTAATGTTTGTTTGTAAAATAATTATTTGATTTTGCCCCAAAACATCAACAAAATTTAAATTTGTCAACCCGCTTCCATCTCCAATCAGAACTGTTCCGCTAACTCCGCCACCACCGCTAGATAACCCACTACCCGCCAAAGCGGGTAGTGAGATTAACATAGTTGCCAACGCAAGAAGCTTTTTCATTACTGTTGTACGTTAGACAGCAAACCTTGAGTAATCTTGGTCAGATCTTTACGACGAACAATAGTAATAGCCGCCGTAGAACCAGAGGCAGCAATACCGATTACACGAACACGATGACTAGACACGTCCAACTGACCGCCAGCTGGGATGTATCCATGACAGACAGTAGTACTTACAGAACCACCACCGACTGTGTTATCACCGAGCGTAAAGTAAATAGAGTTAGCTCCGATGTTCTGGATATAACGAAAAGCGATTTCACCTGACTTGTCGGCAACTTGGTTGGGGAGAAGTTCGGTGACTGTTGCAGCAGCAAGAGTAATAACATTCGGAGGATCAACTTGCAGATTATGTTCTGCTACGGGAATTACACGAATCATAAAAGTAAATGGAAAGGGTAAAAGAAGGGATGTCCCTTTCGAGACATCCCTTCAGGTTTGACTACTGAGTATAGGTCACAGTGAACTTAATACCAGCAGCGCCGGTGTTGGTCACCCAAACACCATTGTTGAAGTAGTAAGTTCCGCTTGCCGTAAACGAGGAGTTAGCAATCGCGGAGCCAGCGAAACGAATAGGATAAGTATTCGTGGTCGTAGCAACCGTGTTGGTAACACTCACAAGCGCAATGTTAGTCCAGTAGTTAGTCATACCAAAGTAGTTAGTCCAAAGAGTAACTTGATTGGTAGCATACTGAACAACCTGCGTATACGGAGCATTAGTCCACGTAGTCAGGTTCGTCGTGCTATCAAACGCCTGAGCCGAGACTGCGGTAGCGTTAGTAGAACTCAGAATAAACTGCGAGACTTTGATGTTGCCATTAGCAGCGGACACCGCATTAACAAAACCGCTTTGCGGCACATCAACCGTGATAGTGGCTGCCGAAACAACCATTCCGATACCAGCAAACAATGAGATAAGAATCTTTTTCATATTATAATATTCCTTTGTTTGTTGTGATTAAGCCGCCAACTTCGCCGGACGAGTACGTTCGAAGAAGATAGGGAAGCCATAACGACGTTCACCAACCAGATAGCCATGAGTACACTCAGAGATGAACTTCAGCTGTTTACCATAGTGGTTCATGTCGATGCTGCCGTCAGCATACTGAATGAGCACTTGATCCGTCAAACGAACTTCGCCGTTCCAACGCAGAGAATAGAACTTCTCAGCAGACATATTGGTGGTAGCGAACTCCTTCGGCGGAGGACCAACTTTAATAGTCCTACCGTAGTCAGCACCCAGCATCCAAGACACTTCAATAGAAGCAGAGATGACAGAGGTGTAGTACGGATTCGGTTTCCATTTGTTGTCCGTGGTATCAAAGATTTCAGGAGCAATCGGAACACCAGCCTTGTACAACACAGTCGTACCAGACGGATCTTTGATGTCCGAAGTCGAGAAACGAATCGGGAACTTATGGAACTTAACAGTCGTCGTACCAAACAACAGACCATGGAAGTCGTTGAACAGCAAGTCGAGGTTAAGGGGTTTCAACGTCTGCACGTCCGGATCAAACACAAAGTTCATCCAAGCTTCCGTAGAAGTGATGAGCACGTATTTACCCTTCAGGCCTTCGTTGTCAACGGGCATATTGCGCGAACCTTCAAACGCAGGAGCGCCGAAGTCTTCCTGCAAAGAAAGAGCAGCATTATACACGTCACGGAGACGGAGGTTCTGCTGAACACCAGTACCGTTACCAGTACCAAGAGCCGTAGCAGTAAACCAAGCAGAGGTCTTCGTTCCAGCAGTAGTGCCAGTCGCATCCATCTGTCCAGTAGGAGCACCAGTAATCATACCAGTACCAGCCAAATAGACGTACGGAGCGTTAGACAACATCTGCGTTTCGATGAACTGATTGTTAGAGACAGCAATCTTTTCAACGATGTCTTTGTTCGCGAACTGGAGATAATTCTTCCAGAAGCTGTTGAACGAAGGCAGGAAGTTGAACTGATAGCTCTCATAGTCGTGCAGATACACGACAGCTTCTTCGATGGATTCCGTCACCTGATACACATCCTTGTTAGGAGCGCCGGTAATGGCTTTCGGGAAGAACAGAGAACGTTGAACTGGCGAACGCTGAGGAGTCACACCACGCATGGTGTTACCTTCGTTAGGCTGCCAATTAATATCTCCGAGCAGTTGCTCAAACACGTTCCACATCGGGAACTGTTTGACCTCATTTTTCACCAAGTAGAAAGGCAATTTCTGAAAACGATTAGCATCTTCGATGCTAGCGTTCGCAAAACTTGCGGGCATATCATAGTATGCTGGCATAATTTTATTAAGTCAATCAAAAGTTGTGCAACGAAGTAATGTCTCGTCACTTAACAGTTGATGCCCACTCAACAAATAGTAGCAAGTTATTCCGTAGTGTCATGCCCTTGACGCAGTAGCGATGTGATTAACATTACTGCCAATCACACCAGCTACATAGCAAGAATCATGCCATCAAGTACCAAAGTCATCCATATCGAATGAATTGATACCATGTACTGTCTTACCTTTTGATTGAGGTTTAGTATCAGACTTAGGTTCTCCGCGCATTACTTCTTCTCTTTTAATCTCAGAGACTTTATTGCTAGCTTCTAGCTCACGAATACGTGCTCCGTAAATCTGCAATGCAGCAAACAAATTAGACGCTACATCAACAGCAACATGACCACGATGATACGTAGGGAATAAGTTCTGAAACTCTTGTTTAAGAGCACCAATACTCTTCTCTCCAACCCCAGGTACGTCAATAGTACTTTCTAGTTGTTTAGGATCAGCAACCCAAGCAAAGCGTTTAGCCTGTTCTTGGTTGATGACTTGTGTATCCTGTTGAATACGTTGTGAGTGCTGTTGCACATAAGTCTGTGCCTGACCAGCGAAACGTTGTTTAGCAGACAAACAGTCATTCATAGCACGACGAACCTGTTCAATATCACGAGGAGTAGGCTGACGTTTGTCACCAAGCTTGAACGTTCCGTCTTCATTATAACCAACCAACGGAGTCCATTCATTACCCTCTTGCATCGCGTAGAGCTGTGATTCCCAATACTTGGATTCTTGGTCGGCATACCATCCATCAGTCTGGACTTGCTGATAAGCTGGGTCAAGAGTATATCCCTGCTGATGTTGGTAATACTGTCCTTCACTTCTGTTCTTGAGTTCCTTATTCTCCTGCATCAGTTTAGTAGCAAACTGGAAAGAGTTGTTAGACATCTTCTTCAAGACAGCTTGCTCTTCTGCGGAGAATCCGGTGTAATCCCTACCCTTCGGTTCTGCGGACACCGCTTCTACCTCAGTGGCTGCGTTCGCCTTCGGCTTCACGACAGCCTCTTTCGCGGGTGCAGTAGGTCTATCTTCAGTTCTCGGTGCGTCCGTGGGCGTAAGTTCGCTTTTAGTGGAAGTCGGAGCCGCCCCGGTCTTCTCGGTTGCGCTAGTGCTAGTGCTGCCCTCAATCTTCTCGGGGAGTTGCTCTGGCTTGTACGCTTCCACAGCTTCAGCTGCGTCACGAGGAAAGCCTTCGGTATCAATATCTCCATTAAAGTCTTGTTTCAGTACTTCTGCTGGAGCTTCTTTGATTTGTACCCTAGTTGGTGCTGGAGTTGCACGATTGCCGCCTCCTCCTGACAGATGTTGGTTAAGTAGTATTCTCATTTACTGGTTTCTTTTAGTTGTTTATTTACGAACATATCCGTGTTTGTCACGAAATCTTTAATAAGTTTAGTCTGTTTAATCTGGGCGGCAACGAACCTTAGTTCATCGTTAGATAGACGTGAAGTTAATTGTCCTACCAGAAAGTCATTTATGTGATTATCCAACGTGCGAACTAACGCAGCTGTAATTGGATGATGAGACCATTCTCGATGTTGTTGTTCGAGAATGGTCTTTGCTTCTTGTTGTTTCTCTTGTGGTGTCATTGCTGTGGAGCCTGAGGCTGTTGTTGCTGTTGCTGCATTTGTTTAATCTGCTGAGCGGCAGCTTGTACTGCGGGAAGTGCATGAACTTTGCCAGTATCTGAGAACATCTCAGGATGTCCTGACAAACTTACAACACTAGCAGCTAGCTGCTGGTTCGTCTGATTCATCTGTTGCTGCTGTTGTGCTTGTGCTGACTGCTGTTGTTGCTGAGCTTGCTGGAAGATTTGGATATACTTGCCAGCTTGTTCAGGAAACATCTTGGACAGTAGGTCAGACAAGAACGCTATGTTAGCAGGAGTGTTTTGAACCACAGGCCAAGCAGACATCATCTGTTGTACCATCTGCTGACGTTCAATTACGTCTGTGTCACCAGCAGGTTTCAGATGATATTTACGAGTATACATCGGAGCCACCGCAGGATCAACTTGAATCAACCCAGCTACCACACGTGATGCAATGATGTCGTACATCATACTATACATTGTCCTCAACGCCGCCGAGAATAGTACCACTTGAACTGTGCTTAACGAAGCAGCAGATTGTGATGCGGCACTTACTTCAGTAGCGGTCTTACGTGAGTCTTTGCGGTTCTGTGTAGCAAAGTTGACTTGTGACGTTTCGTTTTGGTTACCAGAAACCAACAGGTTAATCGCAGAAACCATCTCAGCATTGGGAGGAGTCAACTGGAACTGTGTAACCTTTGAATTGATCAAAGCACCAGGCTGGAAGAACACATTCTTCTGCATCATCAAGTCATCATTAGGATCCGAGATGTCCTTCGAGAAGTACAACCCAGAAGCACGACGATGTCCTGTACAGAATGATGACAACAACGAAGAGACAGCTTCCTGAGTATCTTGGTCAAGATATACACGACCTTTAAGCTGAGAGATAGTATCATTCTCAGAGATGAGGTACGGGTAAATGACGTAAGGATACGCAGTCTCGTATGACTCCTGTGTCTGTGGCAACTGAGGAGCTTGCTGCTGTTGCATCATTGGCTGTTGCTGTGGCACAGGAGCACTTCTCCTACCCAAGAACAACGGACGAGGAGCACGCAACCAATCATCACATCTATCTTTACGCGCCCATGCTACGTTAACAACTCCATTAACGCGAAACATGACTTTGTAGATACGATACAATGACTTATCCTTTGCATCAACTACAGAACCATCGGCGGTATCAGTAGCAGATGACTCAGAACCAATGACCTTGTTGACCTCAACCATAGACCAGCCACTCTCCGGATCACTCGCCAACGCTACTAACTTAGTCTTAGGGAAGAAGTACTGACGAGCAATCATTTCCGCCTCTTGGAGGTCACGAGTATCAGCAATAAACCCAAAATCACCCTGTTGCACACACTCATGTGCCACTTCTCCAGGCTGATTCTGGTCTTGAACTACCTCCATTACACCATACCCGTTCTGCTGCATCCCGTCGATACAAGCATAAAGAGAGAGTTGCCAACCGTCAAAACGTACCTTTTGGGTGACATCTTGTTCGATAAGGGCAACATCATTGGCAGGAGACATGATGTCACGCAACACAACAGCACGTTGAGGCTGCGTAACGTATTGAACATACGCTGATTGTTCACGACGGATGTTTGTGTCGATGATGTGCTGAGCAATGTACATCTCATCCGGTTGCAAACGACCAGCTTTCCTCTCGCCCTCAACGTCAATCTCCGTGTAACGTAGGCGACGCGAAGCAACTAACTTAGACGTTAGTTCATCCATGATGGACACTAAGTCCCTAAGCTTATCCTTAAGCTTAGTGTAGTCCGTACTATTGATGTATGACGTATCTTTGTCTAACATATTAGTTCCTTATTCCATCCCTTCTATATCGAAGGATTTCTTTTTCTTTTTGGTTACAGGAGGATGTTGCTCGATACCTTCTTCCTTCTCGATAGCCTGTTCTTCTTCGGTCTCAGCAGCTTCGTCAGACTCGTTCTCATACGGTTCTTCGTTAGATAACTTGACCATAAGCGTAGCACCCGCTGACTTAGACTTGAGGAGGTACTTAGCTCTATTGAGAGCAGCAGACATATCCGCCAAGATGTTTAGCAAATCATCATCCTCACCAGCAGTCAAACTACCACGCAACTTGACCACTAACTCTAACCCTTCTTCCGGAGGATTGGTCAACACAGTAAGGCAGCAATCTGTACCGATAGCATCTTTGCTGATTAAACCATGCTTGCCCATGCACACTTCTGCATAGTCATCAACAAGTTCAAGCATTATCTCGTACAACTTACCGAGGGTACGATGTTCATTAGACTTCGTGTCAGCACACCAATGAGCAAGCTGTAACGAACCGTTATACGCTACCAAACATACTATAGTTCTGTGATATTCTTTCATTCAGGTAGTCCTTCAGTAGAGAACATATCAGCAGCCATGCCAGCTTCAGATTGTGATTTGTTTAGAGATTTCTCACGTTCCGCAAGTTCAGAACGAATGAATTCAATCTCAGGTTTAGTGGCGCCCATGATCATGGAGCTGACTTCTTTCTGAAAGACTTCACTAATCTTTACGTTACTAGGTTCTTCTTCAGCTTCAACCTCAGGAGTCTCAGTCATCTCTTCTTCGTCAGATCCTTCTTCAGGAGCCTCAGCAGGAGCCTCAATAGGAGCCATGTCAGCAGGAGCCGGCATATCCTCTTCTTCCGTATCGTCCGGTTTGATTTGTTTGTAAGCCATAATATTATTTAGTAGCAGGGATGATCAAGTTACCTTTGGTCGGTTTGATTTCAACGTTAGGTTTAGGAGCCTCGGGAATACCAACAAACTTAGGCTGGAGAGCAGGAACGATTTCACGTACCATAGCATTAGTCATTGGCACAGAGATGATAGTCTTGCTGTGGCGGACTTTGGATTCAGGTGAACACTCAGTACAGAAGATATCAATATCATCAGCTTTGAGGTTAAGGATTGAGATTGACTTACACTTACGGCAGATGTAGCGATTCATATGTTATACGGAAGAACCCTTGATGTTAGTGTTGTGCCGAGTGATAAGGGCATTAATCACACGGAAATCTTTACCTTTGGAGAACGGAGTATACCTGTCTATGGTCTCACGTTCTGCATATTCACGTTCGTTGAATATGGACTTAGGTACTTCTGGTTCGGGTATTGTGAACGGTTTCTCAGGTTCCGCCCCAGCTTCTAGCTTAGATTTGTAGTTTGAGAAACATAGAACTACAGCATCAGCACGGTCAGGCGAAGGGTGACCTTTAGAGCGGGCTTGAAGCTTAGACTCAAGTTGGTGTTTGTTGTTAACAGTTATCTTGTAGTAACGAGTCGATAGCTGCTCTAATAGCTTCTTGTCATCCACGCCAAGCCAGACCTCACTAGTCTGTAACAGTTTACCAAAGTTGAACCACATCTCCGCACCACGATTGATGTATACGCGTTCATCGTAAGCTTTAGATTGGTTAAGCACATAACGAATGTTCTGCCATCCACGCTCACGTAGTTGGTCAATAATAGGTTTACCAAGACCACCAGCATCTGCGAATATCTTGGCGCCAATGGATTGGAAATTAAATTTGCGAAATTGTTCTTCAAGGAACCTGATAGTATCTTGTGTGTTGTCAAAGCGGAACGGGATTACTTTAATTAGTTTGTTACCATTACGTATAGCAAATACTGTTTCGTCACCACCAGCAGACAAGTCTAATCCGCCAGTATTGTGGTTATCAGCGATATGTCCTAACTTACATTGGTTGACCGCTTTCCAGATGTAGGTGTATGGTATGACGATAAGGTCTTCACTACTAGTACCAAACTCTGCCATTACAATAGACTGAAAAGCCGCCCCAGCTTCACCGCCAGGAAGGTCACGTTTCATCTGTTCGATATAGTTCTTTGACAGATGAGAACACTTGAACGCTGTGATGTGATACTGGAGGAACTCAGTAGGAGGACATTCTTCTACTCGTTCAAGATCTTCCCTCTTAACTGAGGTCTGGCAGTAGTTGTAAAAGTGCCCCATCGGTGGTCCGGGTGTTGAGACGTGAACACGGTGGGTGTATCCAGTACAGCGATTGAGGGCAATGTTGATTTCGTCCGGAACGGATTTATCTTCCGAAACAAACATACCCATCTTTGCTTTAGGGTCGAGAGGATGGTAACCTTCTGCTTTGGTTGGTTCATCGGTAGCAAACAACTTGATGGGCGATTCTGTGACGAGACATTCATAATAACGATAGTTTAGTTTCCACACCGGTTGTCCAAACATAGCTTCAAACTTACGATTAGCCGCTTCGCATAGTTGATCAATGTATGCACCTGTTTGGTTATCAAGCTGGTCACCTGACGATGAAGTAACCACTCCACGCGCACGTTTGTAACGCATACACAACCACACCACACATGGTGCAATTATGTACTTATCTTTACCCGATCCGTTACACGCACGAACTATGGCTTGGAAGGGTGTATCGGAGTCGCGGTCTGACGAAGCAAAGTCAGTCATGAACTGTATCTGCCACGGATGTAGTTTGATCTTACCGGATGATATGTTGTCGTCAAGAAGGAACAGCAACTCTACAGGATCCTTAATGTCAAACCCATCAAACACCTCAGACGGAGTACCAGTTATCTTTACAGAAGGCTGTATCTGTCCGTTGTTCACGGCAGCTTCTAAGTCTTCTGGAGATAATTTGGCTAACTCTTCTGGTGTCATATCGCATGTACCGCCGCATCTTTTAACTGACGAATCTTCTGCATCTGCTCATTAAACATAAGGATGTTAAACTGAGTACCACCTACCGCTTTGACGACCTCTTTCCTTCCCTTCTTGTCATCTCGTAAATACGTGGCGGCTTTGAGGCGCACAGAGTCATCTTCCGCTCCGATAGCTATCTCATAGATAACACGGTTAACCGCTTCGAGTTGATCATTAGTAAAGTTGAGGTGATCTTCCTCGGGTTCCTCAGAACCACAAGCGCGCCTATATTTACCAGAACAAGACATGAGACACGCCTTGACAGCAGCGATATCCATTTCCTGGTCGCTAGCTATCTCGTCGGGAGTCATCCCTTCCTGTTCATACAGGATCTTAAGCTGTTCCGCTGCGGAAGACATAAATCACAAATACTTGTGTCCCGTTCAACGACAACCCAAACCCAGACTTTGCAAACCTATCATGCGATGTTTCTTGCATATACCGTACATAATAGCAAGAATCATGCCACTGGTTATACTCTATGTCCGGAAGGTGGGTTATACTGGGTTTATATCAAGGTATGGGGTTTTTTGGATTTTTCATTTTGTGAGATGGTAATAATGTTCCGCAGCACAGCTTGTTCCGGGGGGGCCCCCAGCCCCACGCCAACTGTGGTGCTATGAGTTCTGGTAATGGATTGTCCTAGTGCCCCTACATCATTAGCATTGCTTATGCACCTAACTTATAGATTACCTCTGGTAATGACTCGTCCTAGAGTGTGTCCCGCATAGCGCGGGGCAGGGTGGTGCCAGAGTGACCGCGCCCTTCGTTCTTTACTTTGCAGTAGTTGAGTCTGCGTTGCTAACTATAGTCACGCCAAGCGTGAGTATGACTTGCAAGGCCTCGGATGGCACAACTCTAACTTATGACTGTCCAGAATTTACGCAGGAAAACAGTCTATCGCCGATGGCAAAAGCACTTTCGCTTTTGAGGCGTGCGCTAGGATGCGACTTGCGTGATAAGAAAACATATGGCTAAATCATTCAATGCCGACTGGACAGCATCAATCCTCAATCCGTTCAAGGATGAAGCGGGAGCGCACTTCCCGAAACTTGTGGCAGATGTCACTTCGTTTCTCGGACAGTATGCGTCTGCCATTCAGACTGTGGAAGGAGAGTGGAAGGCTGGCACGAAGGGCAAGATTACCTCCAAAACTGGTAACTCGTTGCAACTGCCGCTGAACTCTGCGCTGACTGCGCTGGTTCAATTCTCTCTCCGTATCCGTGAACTGGAAGAAGCGGGCAGCGTTGTCAAACCTGTGGAACATCGGTTTGAAATTCAATGCAACTTCCCCGCTGCGGTGGAAGGCTGGTTCAACCAGAACTATCGCAAGAAAGATGCTACAGTCACAGCATAAGTAGAGTAGGTGGATGGGTTGTTGAAGCTAGAAGCTCCAACCCATCCAACCTTTTAATTTGCCCTAGGTTTCTAACTGAAGCCTTCGGAGTAGTGTGATAGGTAACATAACGGGGATTCATCACTCCTGTAAAAGATTGGTGTGAACGATTGCGACTGTTACATTGTAACGACAGCAAGAACTAACTCCAGCAAACAGAGACCCAACTATAGGCTGTGAGGAGAGATAACATCCGACTCAAGCTTCAAGCCCTTGGCAGAGACTCCCGACCACAGATAGAACTATAGACTGACAATAAACAGGGTATCCACATACACTAGCAAGAGAAGTGGACGGATTACAATGCGACCAATAGCAAACTTGCGCGTAGACTCCTGTTTTTATACAGGACGATTGACAGTTAGCCACTAGGACTATGACTTACGCAAGATAACAGTAATGGAAGCATTACCGAATGATATAACAGATGATATAAGTTATATACAACTATGCCCAATTCGACAGAAAATATAATAAAATTTGTTTTAGAGGTTGTTTTAGGGTTATACCTTAATATAAAGGATAATAATATATATTCTATATATACATATATATTCCATGTTAAATACCCTACGGTTGTACTCAACGTGATATAACAGCAGTCCACACGTGGTGTGGTTTGCTCTTATGACACAAATAACAAAACGCATATGAAATACTACATAAATCGTACTACCGGAATGGTGTATCGTCTCAATACTAAGACTCAGATGTACAACTTTGCAAGTTTTCCTAATCTTAATAAGTGGTATCCTGAGTGGCTCTCAAATCAGCTTGTTTTTGGTGCATATGTTGACGATGCAGACTCCAAACGCTGGTATCGTATCAGCCGTTTAGCGGCAAAACACTTGATGTCTGTTGTAATCAATACTGAATACTTCCAGCCATGATACATCAACAGTTCGTCTCCCTTTGCGGGTATTCCAAAGCTCGCAAGTTCGCGCCTAAGTATCATGGTATGTCCCGTAAGACAGCCAAGAAAGGTCCTGTACAAGTACTCAAGAACTCTCGTGTTGTCTCTGAGGTTCCACTCGAGAAGCTCTTTCCCAAACGAGTCAACAGCTTCTAATATATGAAAACATTTAGTCAAATCTGCAAGATACTCGAAGCACACGGCTGGTCTAACGGACGAGGTAACTGCTCCGGCGGCCGTACTACCTGGCTCTATACGCGCAATAACAGAACTGTGCGTGTACTTTACGGCCCTAAAATAACTGTTAGCGTCTGGAAATCTTCTAAGTCCTAGCGCAATACTAGGCATTTGGTCTCCTACCACACATCTTACGTGGTAGGAGACTTTTCTTTGTCCGTAAACAAAAACAAACCTATGAAAACAGCAGAAGAATTAGCTCGTTTGTTCTCTGTGTATCCCACAGATACTAAAGTTATCTTCAAATCGTCAGAAGTATTAGCTGACGAGTTAGAAGATGAAGGAGTAGCTATGCGATATAGCTATGATCGTGAAACCAAAACCCTAACTATATACCTCTGGGATTAACTTATGAAAACTATATACATCGTGATTCACTGGACAGATGATAATCAAATCGAAGGCGTATTCTTAGATAACGAAGCGGCATATGAGTTTATGTCACAACAGCGTTATCCGGGAGAATATGCAATAGTAACCCGCACACTTGACGAATACGCAATATGATAACTAACGCAATAGTCACCGCATACTGTGCTTGTCACATTTGCTGTGGTTCATGGTCTTTCCACAAGAAAACAGCTGACGGACATACTCCAGTCCAAGGGATAACAGTAGCAGCATCACGTAAATACCCATTCGGTACTAAAATGGTAATCGACGGACACACGTACACAGTCCAAGACCGCTTGGCTACTAAGTATGACTCACGTGTAGATATTTACTTCAATAGTCACAAAGACGCGTTGAAGTTCGGTAAACAACACAAAAACATAACCATAAAATGAAAATAACAGACTCATCATACAAAGACTACAGAGAAGGCGATTTCAAAGACCCTGTTGATATTAAACCAACAGAAATCGACCAGAAAGAACAAGCAATAGCTGGTGCTATTCGTCGTCTCTTGAACGCAGAGAAATCGATGGAAAATGCAGTATGTGGTGACAAATCCATTACTAACATTCAAGTGCGGCTTTTCCGCAATGTTCATAATGAGTGGATAGCAACAGCATCTGGCAAAATCACCATCACCCTCGTATCATAATGAAATGTTCTATATGTAACGCACTCGTAGACGAAGAACGAGCCGCCTTAGGTCTCACACTTTGCTTTACTTGTGCTATGTATCATGTCCAGAAGTACAAAGGTGACATGAACTACCAACACAAGACAGCACCATCACTAATGGTAATGTCTGCTGCTGAGCACAAGAACTATCGTCGGTATGTACCATACGGCAAGAACACAGGACGCGGTTCAGGTACACACAAAATGACCACACAACTAACATCACTCAAATGAACCCCATCCGGAAGACGATCGCCCCTACGATCAATAAACGAAATATCAAATACTAACACTCTTATGAAATCAAAAGAACCTCTCCTCATCACTGTTTTCTTCCCTCCGTATACGCCTTACGAAGTTGTCCTCAAGTATTGGTCTAAACGAACTAATCACGGGATTGATACTTACCGGAATTGGATTTGTGCTAATCCGCAAACCGGATTATCGTATTGCGAATATAGTTATATCTAATAATTTATGCCCCAAACAATCGAATATATCACCACTATGAACTACACCGACAACCAACTCAAACAAGCTCTGGCAAAGATGCAGCCAGACTGCATTTATGAAAATGGCGACCTATACATTTATGACACCGAATTTGGCGCTGGTGGTCATCGCCTAGTCTCAGACACCGAACTCCTGCACCTGTGCTGGCTGGTGGAGAAAGTCTTGATAGAAAACGACAAACAAGCCTATAATCTGTTTGAAAACAGATTGTTTGAATTATGCAATCCTTACACTACTTTGTCTGCCACATGGCAACAGCGTGTCGCGGCATTGGCAAAAGTGAAAGGAATTGAGATATGAAAATATCTATTATAAGAGATGATAAGTTACCATTGACACTCATTGACCTAAAAGCAGGACAGCAAATTGTTCTATCTCAAGATGACAAAGGACAAATTTGGTGTAACTTCAGAGGCAATTTCTTCCGTATCTTACAAGATATTAAATCCCTCAAACATCAACTATCACTATGACACTAATATATTTTATAACAGTATACGGATCGAACGGCACCATCTACATGGTATCAGCAAATAAGATGCAAGTACATTGCTACTTCCTAATGAACTAACCTATGAAACCAGACTACTACGTAAAACGTGAATACCCCATTGTCAACAACGTGTTGTTAATGCGTTGTGTCGACGGGAAATGGGCAATCAATGCTACGTCCAATGACTCAACACCTCCTTGTTATGGACATAACAGAGATCTCAGCAATGGTTGGATTGAAACTTATTACCATAAAACAGAGCCTTTAAAATGGCGTCACATCTCTAACACAATAGCAGAGACAATGTGGCCTAACCTAACTAAATAATTAGATTATATCAGTAGAGTATAACTGTACCATAATCTAGACATCCCTAAAAGTTGGCATGAAAAATGCTATATAGGGATTACTTACGCGGCGAGTACAATTTCCTAAAGCAATACGCGCGTAGGAATAACAAGTGAGCGATGAGTTTCAGTTCTTATCGCTGCTTGAAACCAAACAGTAACTGAAGAAAACAACATAGTAAACAGTATGAACATAACAGTCGAACGTAATAACACCGCCCTTGAATTCGGTAACTTCAAAATCCTCAAAGGCAAGCGTGCCAACACGGAGTATCCCGCTCCTGTCGTGACGCCTGAGAACCTCGCTGAAGTTTGTGAGTGGATTGGTACTTCCAATCTGGTCAACGAACTCCAGACTCTCCTCAAGCGTAAGTTCCAGAACATCTACGACCAAGCTGTTGGCGAAGATGGAGTGTTCAACCTCCCGTTGTTCGTGAAGTATGCGGCTGAGTTCGCGTCTTCTGGTCTGAAGCTGAAGGAGATTGCGGATAAGTTGGATGAGTTGCAGGCTGAACTCACCAAGCTCATTGACGGCGCTGACTTGACTGACAGCAGCGTGCAGGGTAAGGTTCGCGAACTGAACGACCAGATTCGTGCTTATCGCCAGATGAAGGAAGATCGTCAGCGTAAGCCGAAAGAAGAAGTCGACAGCGAGCCTGCTGTTGCGGTGTAATTGGTAGTGGGTTAAGCAAGGACTCACAGCGTCAAGTTGTGAGTCCCTCTTAGCCTACACCTTTAGCCGGACTACGCTAACTGCATGAAGTAAGTCGTGTATGCAAGTCCGATGAAGCAGAAGCGTAGTAAATAATGGATCATGGGTAATGCTCCCATGCCATAGCCTAACTTACGGGGCGGGTTATGACTACGATAGTTGCAAGTATTGGTGTAGGCTATTTACTTTAGTCAGCTTGACATGGAAAGCCGAATGGTTTACTAAATACATACCACCGGATGGTGGTATGGAATCCATAACGGACGAAGTCAAGCTGACTACTTCTTCCATATGACCCCTCCAAAAACCTTAATAACAATCCCGTTATCTAAGTTCGTAGCATTGGCGTTACGTCATGACGAACACGTAGAGATAGACCAACAACTAGCAGAACTAATCGTACTCCTCACCAGAAACGATGACATCTGTTACGTACAATTTCCATCACTCGACAACCTAGACGTTAAGCATCCTCGCTTGTGGCGTATCCATGAATGGCGCATTAGTTCTGAGAAAGAACAGCGTGCTAAAGCAAGGTCAGAACGTGAGAGAGTTGAGCGTTGGATTCGTGAGAAGAACATAAGCATCATCGCAAGGGCAATCCTTCGTTATGCTTTAATAACAGAAACACAAGCATCCCTTCTAGCTAATCGCTGGATGAATCGTGGTGACAAAGCTAGATGGGAACTAATCGGAGCAACCAAGTTAGCACAATCAGAAAATGACCTATGATAACCCCAGAAATCCGCATCGTTGACGGCAAGAAAATATACTTCTACTCAGCACACGCTATCGAAGAACTGCACAGACGCAGGGCTGTAGCCAATGCTAATGAAGGTATGCGCCGTTCACAACATCACTTAGTATCTAACCCAGGTGGTAAGTCTGTACACAAGACTACTCATGCCACACACGCATTATGAAACTAACCCCAGAACAACTCCTCAAGAAGAAGCAACGTGATAACTTGCAGCGACTCTGCAATTCTATCAAGTCAGCCTTCTCATTCGGTAAGATTAAGAAGTGGGAAGATGTTAACGGATACATCCCAACAGACAAGACAGGTGAGATATCATTCATAGAAATCAAAGGCTTCACCGACAAGATGTTGGCAGACTTTGATAATCCTCCTGCTTTCATCATCCCTCCCACAGATTTAGAACAACCAACAATCCCTCCTGACACAGCAGATGAGTCAGGATTCAACAACACAAATGACTATGGACTACACTCCTCACCAAAAGAAAAAGCATTCCTGTTCTGGTTCCAAAAGAAAGCTGTCAAAGAACTGTGGGATGGCATCCAAGCAGGACATCGTGGACAACTACTCCTCGCTGGAACTGGAACTGGTAAGACGTTCATGGCAGCTGCTCTCGTTAGGAGATTGGTCGACTGTGGCTATCACGAGGGTAAAACCTTTGGGACTGTCAATTACTTATACGTCACGCGAGCGACTATCGTCGAGCAAACCAAACGCGTATTCCAGAACCTATTCGACTTGGGAATTAAAGATGGGGTTGAAATCCTCAACATCGAACAGCTTAGGTCACGTGCTGGTGCCGCGTGGGTAAATGACGAACAAGTCATAGTCAATGGTGAGGAACAAACCATATGGAAATGGCGTAAGATGCTCAACCCAGTAGTCATCTTGTGGGATGAGTGTCAAGCTCTCAAGAACGAAGGGTCTACACAACACAACATCGCGTCAGCACTCAATGATTTAGACGTAGTGCAAGTGTTCATCTCTGCAACTCCATTCACTCGTGTGTGCGAGGCGAAGTGTTTCGCTGTGTCTACTCGTAAGGATATACGTCAACAGCTAGGTATCCCAGGCAAGTTAACCCTCAACACATGGCCTACGTATGCATCTGCCATTGCACAAGGTGACCCAGAAGAACACAACGAGGCAGCAGTAGAACGTCTAGTCAAGGACTTGGATAAGTATATCGTACGAGTCAAAGGTGTGCGTCCTCAGTTCGATGCTGTCAACACCATCAAGATGATCTCATTCCAGACATCCGAAGAACGTATGTACTACGAGTCTGCGTATGAGCGTTACCTCAAAGAGAAAGCTAAGCTAGAAGCATTAGATGAGGGTGGAGGTGGAGGTGGAGGTATGGCTATGCTTGTACAGTTCCTCAAGTTCCGTATGGCAGCAGAGTACTGTCGTCGTAGGTATCTAGCAGAGCAGATGTACAAAGCTGTGACTGAGAACAACCAAGCAGCAGTTGCCGCCATTAACTTTAAGGGTACTATCATAGGCATCGTGAAGATACTTGTCGATGAGTTCAAGGTACCGCGTGAGCAGATTAGTCTAGTCTGGGGTGGTGGTCAAACCCAACTCACCAAGAAACAGAAAGCAAAGAAGTCTATCAAGGATAAGGTAGAACAACTCAAGCAAGTAGGTCTTGAGGTAGATGATTTGCTAGAAGACTTAGACCTAGATGAAGTCGAGGACAGAGAGTTAGAAGACCTGCCCGAACATCTCAAACTTGGTTCACAATCAAAGGAAGAAAGGCAACGTGAAATTGATAAGTTTCAATCTGGTCGTAGCTTGTATTGTCTGTACACTTTTCGCGCAGGTGGTGTTGGACTATCTCTCCATCATACGGACGAACTCTCTAAAGTCAAGGTCAGAAAACATAAGAATGGTTATGCTGTGGTCGATGATATTCATAGCATTCCTGTGCGTCAGCGTATTAACTTTGTCGCTCCTACTTACAGCGCGATAGAATTAGTCCAAGGGTTAGGACGTACACCCCGCTTGACATCTCTGTCAGATAGTCCACAAGTCATGGTGTTCTATCGTAACACAATCGAGGACAGCGTAGCACGTATCGTCAGTCAGAAGTTACGCTGTCTCTCGAAGGTTGTACGTACAAGAGAGAAGTGGGCAGACGTAGTGGTAGGTGGTGTACCTGCGGAGAAGCATCTAGTAGACGAATCAACATTAGAAACAACGAGCACCGATTACGATGCTCTCAACGGAGATGAGGAGGAAGAATGACAACATTTAAACGTCCGATGTTAGCGGCTGCGCTGCTCAGTCCGTCAGACCCACATACAGATGAGTCTATCTATGCAGCAATGCAGAAGCTCAAGTATCCTGTACTTGTGTCCATCAAGAAGGATGGTATCCGTGCGCTACGACTCAAGCACAATGGTGTAGACTCGTTGCTATCACGTACACTCAAGCCTATCCCTAACCATTCGATTCGTGAGCGTTCACTTGTCATGCCATCAGGGTTTGACATGGAGTTGTGGAATCCTTCGTTGTCGTATGATGAAGTCCAGTCCATAGTAATGTCCGCCGAACATCCTGACTCTGACTTAATAGAGTTCCATGTATTGGATTGGATCCTAGATGTGGGTTATTATGACAGGCAAACTCTGTTAGATGATTGGTTCGTTGACTACGGAGATGAGATGACAGATGTACTAATGAAACCTGCAATCTTAGCTCTGAACGCAGATAACTTGTTCACTTGCTTCACCCATTCAGAGAACGAAGGACAAGAGGGCATCTGTTTCCGTACAGTAGACAGTCCATACAAACAAGGTAGGTCTACACTAAAGGAACAGTACCTCATCAAACTCTGTCGTAACCTACGCTCTGAAGTCACCATCGTAGGGTTCATGGAACAGATGGAGAATGGTAACTCGGAAGACAGGAACACAGTTGGTATGATGGATCGTTCGTCACACCAAGTTAATATGTTCCCGAAGGATACTCTCGGTGCATTCGTTGTAGTCGACAACAAGAACAGACACTTCAACGTGGGCACAGGGGTAGGGTTAACAGATAAGTTACGCAAACATATCTGGATGAACGCCAAACAATTTCTCGGCAAGCAGATAACCATAAAATATAAACCACACGGAGAGAAGGACTTGCCGAGAAGTCCTATCTTTGTGGGGTTCAGGGAGGACGGACAATGAACTCAGAAGCAAGAGCGCATGATCAGTACTTGACACCACCGGAAGACAAGCGTAAGTTTAAGTTGTGTGACTGGTGTGATGGTACAGGCATAGACTCAGACAGCAGCATAGAAGACCCCGAACCTTGCGATGAATGTAAGGGTGAGGGTGAGTATGAAATACAACCTAACGACGTAGAATGGGATGACTAATATGAAATTCAAAACTGGAGACAAAGTAATCAAGCCAAAGGGCTACTCGTTTGATAGTGAAGTCCGCTCCGTATTCACTACAATCAATGGTGATGTTCGTGTGGTAGCAGAACTCACCACAAGTAATGGACTCGGGATGTTGCACATCTTCAACGAGTCACAACTAGAACATCGTGACGAACAACTCCCACTCCTATGAAACTACATAACAACCATGTGGTAGTTGACTTGAGCAAGGTACAATTTGCCAAGTTCGGATACATGAATCAGCACGGAGATTTCCGTAGGCTCAAGCCTAAGTTCTCTGTGTTCAACGTAGTCCATGTGCCAACTGCCAAAGCATTTGGTGTTGACAAGACTGTCAAGCAACACGCCAAAGACCTAGAGATTGAGGACGTGTGGACACCTCGTTTGTATATGCAGTTGTCAGCTAACCATTCACTCATCTACACAGGCAAGAAAGCTGCGTCGCTGTGGCGTGAGTGGAACAAACGTATCTTCAAGCAATGATGCAAACCTTTCTACCCTATCCTGACTTCCAAGAGTCAGCCAAAGCATTAGACAACAGACGCCTAGGTAAGCAGCGCGTAGAAACCTTTCAGATACTTAAGTCACTAGCATATCCCTCATATGGTTGGAAGCATCACCCTTGCACAAAGATGTGGCAAGGTTATGGTGGCGCACTCATCCAGTATGGTGTAGAGATATGCTTAGAATGGAAGTCACGTGGGTTCAAGGATACTTGTCTCGAACAGATTGTATCTTTCAAATCTATCCGTGATGATATGCCGCCGTGGTTAGGACGTGATGACATCCATGCTAGTCATCGTTCTAACCTTCTCAGAAAAGAACCAGCATGGTATAGTAAATTTGGTTGGTCGGAATCACCTGACCTTCCGTACGTGTGGAAATAATTATGGCAATACCCTTAGGAACACTAGCACCCAAACCCAAACAAGAGAAACCCGCTCCTCCTTCAGAGGACAAGTTACGAGAGTTACTAGCCAATGGACTTGGTGATGTAGTCGTACAGTTAATCCAACACCATGATCTGAAGTTCAAGGTAGAGAATGGTATGCTCATGGATGCACTCGAGGGCACAGAGTTGTGGCTCAAGAAGTTCATCACCGAGGATGAGGATTGTCTAGCAATGAAGGAAGAGATTAAGAAGCTAGCCAAGTGTGACGACGAGGTACTCATCACAGGTCAGACAGGCACAGGCAAGGAGATCATTGCTAGGTCTATGATCGGTGACCGCAATGCTCCGTTCATTGCAATCAACTGTGCTGGTTTACCAGAGGCATTGATGGAGTCAGAGTTGTTCGGTCATGCACGTGGTTCATTCACAGGTGCTGACAGTCAGAAGCAAGGACTGTTAGCAGCCGCAAAAGATGGTGTGTTATTCTTAGATGAAATCGGTGAACTTCCCATTAGTGTGCAAGCCAAGCTACTTCGTGCTCTACAAGACAGGGTCATCCGTAAGGTAGGCAGCAATGTAGAGGAGGAGATTCGTTGCAAGTTTGTATGCGCTACTCATCGTGACATCCGTAAGATGGTAGAGGATGGAGAGTTCCGTCAAGACTTGTTCGCTCGTATCTCTACCTTCGAGCTACACATCAAGCCCCTCGAAGACAGGGTCAATGACATCCCACTCATCGCTGCATCAATCAAGGGTGGCAAGGAGTGGTGGGCTGCGTTAGAAGAGTCTGGCAAGACTAGGTATGATGTCAACGTGTCGTTGAATGTCCGTTCTATTCAGCAATACATTAAGCGATGGGCTGTGTTAGGTAGGTTGAGTTATACTTGAGTTGATATAACACTATATAAATCCAGAAGTTGGCATGATTCTTGCTTATATAGTTCTATAATTTCCGTAGGTTCGGATGGTTCAGGAGGAATCACCTACGTGAATAAGCTGTCTAACGAAAGCAGAGACGCTTCTCCGGAAAAACGACTGTTAGTAGTGGGCAGTATACTCTGCAATCTCTAGGAGTATAAACATTGAGGTGACTTCAGGTGTAGTGGACAGTAACGTGACACCAAGCCTATAGTTTCAAACCGTGCTTCTAGTTAGGGGTTGGTTAAATCTAAACTAGTGCACGATGTATAATTTATGTCTCAACAAGAAACAACAAACGCGGTCAAAGAGTTCTTTCACAACCCAGCTACTGCCAAAGCTATGGTTGATTTGGTAGTGCGGAAGAAGCCAGTAGGTTGGAGCCGTCGGTCTAATGCTCCATACTACAAGGAGTTCTATGCACTAGGGTTCAAGGATGAGGTTGACAAGATGTTACTTGATCGTCAAGATCGTGTCTTCCGTTATGATAACTTCCCTCATCACTCAAAGGAAACGCTATACCTCCGTGTCAATCAGTCTCTCCGTTATCTCCTAGACTACATGGATGATGACCAGAAGACATACTCCAAGTGGAATGAGATGACCGCCATTACTCGGGAACGTGGGTTAGGAGTTAGGATGTCGTTCCGTCCTGAGTTTCGTAACTCGTCTATCGGTACGTTCACAGCTGTTGCGGTTGGTGCAAAGTCTGATATCCCTGCATGGAAGCAGAAGGTAGATGACTTCCTAGAGAACGCTACTCCTGAGGACAAGCCGCTGCATCTAGAGAAGTTGTGTCTGACTACTGAGCAACTGATTGACCTGAAGAACTCGCTGCTTGGTATTGACAACGTGATGTCATCGGTAACCGCACAAGAAATCAAGATCATCAAGACAGCATGACACTAGAAGAACTACTGGACTGTGATGCTACAAAGTTGGAGTCGATGGATGATGCTACACTCTTGCTACACTTTCAGAAGTACTTGAATGTAACACGTCCTGAGTTAGCTCCGCGTCCGAAGTCTACTGCTGTGGCTCCTATCAATCTCGAACGTCAGGCTAAGTTAGCACAGTTAGCGAAGATGGGTATTGACATTGACCTGTCGTTCATGAAAAAGAAAAAGAAATGAAACAACAAATATACATTAACGCATCGTCCCTCAAACATTCCGTGTGTCCTCTAGCATGGAAGCGTTCCATCATCGACGGGTATCATGACACTCATGTGTCGTGCAAGATTGTGTATGGTCAGGCTGTGCACAAGTTCATCGACGTGATGTACGAGACTCAAGACTTAGGTGCTGCCAAGGATGCAGCGTTGCTTGAGTTCCGTGTGCCTAAGGTTGATGACCGCAAGTCAGTTCATATGTCAGACGAGAAGCATCTCCTGAATACTTGCTTCGATGTGTGGCATAACTACATACTCCAGAAGGATGAGCAGTTCGAGTTGATGGTTCTTCCTAATGGTAAACCCGCCACAGAAGTTACCTTCTCTATCCCATACTACGAGGATGATACCATCGAGGTATCTCTGTGTGGTACGATAGATAAGATTGGTAAGTTCAAGGGTGGTATGTATGCTATCGGTGACTGGAAAACTACATCTAATTATGACCCCGCTAAATATCTTAGTTCGTATCGTATGTCTCCTCAGCTCAGGTTTTATCGCCTTGCTCTTATTGTTATGGGCAGGAAGCATCCTGAGTCCCTACTCGGAACCATTGGCAATAGCACTATCGGTTGTTTTATTGACGGGATTTTTCTTAAGCCAAAGTCGATAGACAACGTGATCATCCGGTCTGAAGTCTTTCAGTACAAGGATATGGATCAGTTCGAAGCTGGTCTGATACACAACATCAAGTCTCTGTCTGGGTATATCAAAGCTGATACGTTTCCCAAGCTCGGCATCATCAATGGTATGTGCGAACAGAAGTTCGGGAAGTGTTCGTTCTATCATGCTTGCTCTGCTGACAATGACAAGATTGCAAACCTAATTCTACAACGTGACTTCTCTCAACGACACTATGACCCGCTCCACCGGAAAGACTAACATCGTAGACACTACCATTGAGGAACGTGGTAAGATATATGGACCGCCCAAACATTCACACGATAACATAGGACTAGGATGGACTGGACTTATCCAACAACACTATGGTATCTCTTTACCCTATCCTCTACCTGCGTTCCTTGTAGAGTTAATGATGGCACAATTTAAGATACAACGGTCTGCGCGTGTGTATCATGCTGATAACTACGTTGATGTAGCAGCATACTTAAAGTTCGCAGAACAAGATCAAGAAACATATGTACATCCCACCAAACAGCAATAACCTATCGAGCATCAAAGACATCCCGCAAATCCGCCTAGGTATTCAAGGATACCCCGGCACAGGAAAGACATGGGCAGCCCTTACATTTCCTAACCCGTTAGTACTAAACCTAGACCGTGGCTTAGGCGCACATGTAGGACGTCCTGATGTACACGAAATCCCGTTCTACTCCTCGGAGTACTGCAAGACAATCAAGACACCATATTTACCCACAGATTTGAAGGACGTGCTTCATATGTGGATAGACAAAGAAGGCAAGAAACTAGAACCCGATCAAACATTAATCGTAGATGGTCTAACCGGAATACAAAATGCATATCACAAATGGTACACAGTCAATCAAGTCTACACCAAGCAAGGCAAGGTTGACGACTTCGCGGAGTGGAACCTCAAGAAAGTCTTCCTTTCGGAGTTCATCGAGTACTTCAAGTACATCAAGTGTCACGTCGTCTTCATCGCGCATGAGGCAGACAAGAAAGAAAAAGATGGAACGTATGCTGGCAAAGTTCGACCGCTCCTTACAGGACAGTTTGGAGATGAGTTGGTTTCTCATTTCACCGATTGGTTCAGGTCGCACGTGGCTGACAAACCTACTGTTGAAGTTCCAGAGACGAAGCTCAAAGACTTCGGAATGACCAAGGATGAATACGCCAAGTGGTGTGCTACGTTCCCTCGTAACACTATGTACTACTGGCAAACTGAAGGTGACTCTGTGTTCGACGGCAAGTGTTCGTCGCTAATCAACTTCCCTAAATTTATTCCAGCTAGCTTCGGGGTCTTCTCGAAGTATCGCAGGAAGTAAAGGCCGCTCAGTCCTTACCTGAGTACTAACAAATAGGCTGGTATCCTACTACCATTACAAACATATGGCAACTAAATGGACATCCAAAGTACAGTTCCCCAAGGATTCGAACTACATCATCACGGTTAAGGATGCTACGTTCGGTCCGTCTAAGTCATCCGGTAAGCCGATGATTACTCTGAAGTCAGAAATCTCTGCTCCGGATACTGTCATGATTGATGGTGATGAATACACCGTTGCTGGTGTTGAACTCACCACCTATTATGTCACGCAGTCGATTGATGAACATGGTAACCTCGATGCCGAGAAGACCAAGTCTATCGCTCAGCGTTTGGAGAAACTGTACAAGGCGTATGGTCTGGACTTCTCCACATTCAATCCGGAGAACCCTGACGTGGATGCGTTCAAAGGTAAGCGTGTGTATGCTCTGCTCGAACCCGAAGTTCGTGAACAGCGCAAGCAGCCTACTGCTGAACAGATCAAGAACAAACAGATGGGCGATGTCCTCAAGAACCCTGTGACTGGCAAGGCTCTTGTGAACTACTTCCCGAAGGTCGGAGAGATCTTCGGCGTTGCGGAGTAAGTAAACTAAACCCCGCTGGCAGACCGGTTAAAGTCTGCCACTTTTAATATAAATGAAACATAAGTACGTAATCGTTATTCAAGAAGCTGACATTCGCAAGATGTTCCCAGCACCTGAAGGTAAGGAGATGAACATCGAGACGATTGACATTAGTAGTGAGTTTGATGTGGAGGTTAAGTTCACACTCGAAGATGTTAAGGAATAAACCAAAACTTAAGTACTGTGGGTTAACAGTAGTACTGTCTAACCCCAGTCGTTTTGACCGTGTCTCCCTGTTATCGGCGACAGGGGGACACGTGTTCAACGACCATTGTCTCCGCCCTGATTTCAATGTCATGCAATGTGACATAAGGGTGTCAGACGATAAGTCGCCTTTGTTACCAGATACCAAGTGTGTCCTCCTTCTTGGTGAGGGTGCGATGCGTAGTTGGTTACCCGAAACCCGCAACAATTCTTTAGGTGAAATGCGCGGCAGCGTATTCATCGTTAACAACATACCACACATACCATCTTTCTTCCCGCAAGATGCAGCAGATAGTAGAGCATATGAACAACAACTTAATCCACAGTCCAAAGATTACATGGTCGACGGAGATGGCGATGACGATACAGAATCATACGATTCAGTCAAACGTCATGGAGCAACTAAACGGGGTAATTATGCGTTCTGGCTACGAGCAGATACGAGTAAAGCTAAAGCCATTATCCACAACGGTGGCAAGGTTCCTACCCCTGAGTTTCCGCAACCCAATTATAGGATCTACCCGTCGTCCGACGAGGTTATCCAAGTCCTCCTTTCAACAAAGAATCAAGTATTATATTTCGATATAGAGACAGACTATGAAGAACAGAACTTGCAATGCTTTGCTTTCTCGTTTGATGGGAAAGTGGTATACTCGGTACCTATACTCGACTATCACTACAAGTGGGCATACAGTAGTGTACATCATATCATGCGTGCTCTGGCGGTTGCCGTGCGCGACAATACAGTACTTGCTCATAATGGGGCAGCGTTTGATTTCTTCGTGCTTGCTTCTAAGTATAGCATCCCTGTTGTTAATTGCTATGATACAATGCTTGCTATGCATCGGTGTTTTCCTGATATTGAAAAGTCTCTGGGACACTGTGTATCGTATTGGACGTGGGAGAAGTTCCACAAAGGTGAAGACTCAGATGGGTACATGACTCAGGCTCAGATGATGGATCGTCTACGCTATTGTGGCAAGGACGTATACACTATGTTCCTGATACACCAAGCCATCACTAAGTATGCTAAGTCAATACCTGGACTCAGCCATTCAATCTCCGTGGCTATGGATAGTATTAGGCCTTATCTTACTACTACTCTCGTCGGTATCAAAACCGACGCAGAGATGGTAAGGAAAGCCGCCAAAGAGAATGACCGACTGATGATGCAATACGATCGTATTATCAAGTGGTTCATCGGACCTTCTGGTTTATCTGAAGTTCAGTCAGGAGCCAAGGGTAAGAAGATGTTTGCTGGTTCGAACAAGCAATGCTGCAAGTACTTCCACGAAGCGTTAGGGTATCCAGTCGTGGCTCGTAGTATAAAGACACAGGAACCTTCCCTTGCGAAGAAGGCTATGTTCAAGCTGGCGTTGAAGCATGACAACCCAGTCATCCAGTTGACACTAGCATACCGCGAAGTGTCCAAAGAGTATGGCACGTTTAAGTTTACACCTTGGATAATGGACGACGGAACACACGGCAAACAATCAATACTAGAACTCACAAATGAGGAACAGCTGCACTTACAAGATAGCGGGAACTAAGACATTCCGCCTCTCCTCTACCAAGATACTTGGCAAGTGGGGCGGTAATCTTCAGAACATCGAGAAGTCTATGCGTCAGATATATGTACCTGATGAGGGTAAGATATTCTGTCAGGTTGACCAGTCAGGTGCGGAAGCTCTCATCGTAGCGTACATCGGAGACAAGGGTAAGTTCCGTACGCTGTTCGAGAACAATGTCAAACCTCACGTGTACGTGGCGTTGATGTTGTTCGCTGACATCTGGGAAAAGAAGATGCGTCGTTCGTCTGAGGACTTCTGGATTAAGGACATCGTTAGTTGTCCTATCCCTGAACTCAAGAAGAACGCGTATTGGAAAGACCTAGACCTCTTGATCAAGGACTCTGACAACTGGGCGTTAGATGAGCGTTACTACTATCTGGCAAAGCAGACGTGTCACTCATCCAATTACGGGATTGCCCCTCCGACATTTCGTATGAACATCCTCGAGAAGTCAGGTGGTAAGATTGTGATTACCAAAGAAGACTCAGAGCGGTTCATCTCTACGTATCACTCGTTGTTTCCAGAGATAGAGAACTGGCATCGTTCTGTGCAGAAGCAAGTCGAGAAGAGCAAGATGCTTTACAATCTGCATGGTCACCCGTACACGATAACCAAGTACCAGATCAACGAGACAGACTGGAAGGAACTCTATGCTTGGGTTCCACAATCAACAGTAGGTGAGATAACAAGTATCGCATACACAGCTTTACAGCAGTATATAGAACAAAACAAACTGGCATGGGATTTGCTTGCTAATACTCATGATTCGTATCTAATTCAATGTCCCATCGAGGAGGTAAAAGAGTGTGCCATAAAAGCGAAAGAGTTTATGGAACAGGAATTTACGTCCCCAGTTGATGACGTGAAATTTAGAATGAAATCGGAAGCCCAAGTTGGTTTCAACTGGCGTCCTTTCAAAGAGCATAAAAACCCGCAAGGTCTTAAAGAAATTAAACTATGACAAACCACGAGAAATGGCTATCGTATACCGATGGCTTAGCATCCCCACAAAACTATATAGAATGGGGTTGGTTATATACAGTAGCAGCTTCGCTTCAGCGTAGGGTATGGTGTCCTCCTGACCATCGTCGATGCTATCCTAATATGTACGTCACGTTAGTTGGCAAACCTGGTATCGGTAAGGGTCAGGTTATCCGCTCTGTGTCTGACATCCTGAAGCTACACAAACTAGAAGATGTCAAACCCACAGCTGGTGGTTCATCTGAGGAGCAGATGATAGTTGACTCGATGGCTGCCGCTGATTTGAAAGCAGCCCAAGATGAGATGATGGTAGGTAAAGACAAGGCATCATCACCTGATAAGCCTGACTTAATTCCCATCGCGGCAGATGCTGTGACGTATGAGGCTTTGGTTCAGTCGATGGGTCGTTGTATCCGTCGTATCAATTACTCAGAGTACAACGCATTGCAGGGTAAGAACGTCATGCGTATCTATTCCCATTCGTCGTTGTGTTTCTGTCTAGAAGAGATAGCTTCGTTGTTCCGTAAGAATACAGAGTCGTTAGTTAACTTCCTTATCCAAGCATATGACTGTGGTGAGAATTATGAATACCAAACCAAGACAGCTGGACGCGACAGAATACGTAGACTTTGTCTCAACTTTCTCGGAGCAACAAACCCTGACTTTATGCAGGATACTTTCGATGACAAACTCCTTAGTCAAGGTTACTCATCACGGACGTTCTACGTCTTTGCTAATAAGAATAGAAAATCCGTCTTCTTTCTACCAGAACTTAGTGAGCTACAAAAGCAACATCGTAAGGAAGTTGCTGAACACGTTGTCAAACTTACACGTATTTACGGGCAAGTTAAGATAGACGATGAGACGTGGAACTGGCTGCAAGATTGGTGGGCTGAGTATGAAGCTAGACCTGACAAGCGTGCGTCTAAGTCCCTGAAGCTAGAGGCGTACTATGCACGTAAGAACATCCACGTTATGAAGATAGCGATGGCGATGCACTTCGGTGAGTCGTTGGACTTGTTCATTCCGAAGGCTACGTTCCAACGTGCGATGGACTTCTTGGCTACGGAAGAACGTACGATGCACCTAGCGTTGACGCTGGATGGGAAGAACCCGTTGGCAGATACTAGTAGAAAGATGTGCGGCTATCTGCAACAGGCTGGCAAGAAGACATTCGTAGACTTACTAGTAGAGTTCAATGGCTCTGTCCGCAAAACTGAGTTAGAGGAGATTCTTGAGACGCTGCAAACAACGGGTCAGGTCACAGCGACTCAAGAAGTTGACGAACACACTAACGAAACTAAGATGTATTACACCGTTAAGTAGCAGGAGTACAGGTCACTAGCAGTTGGTGACCTTCTTCTCTGTTGACGTTCTTATCCCTGATAGTAACCCACCATCCTCCGAGTGGTCTTCCCGCCCTACCTCCTGACGCGTGCCAGCCACGAGTTTCATTCTTGTAGGCTGAGCCGCGCAGGAACCTTTGGGTACGCTGTGTAAGCCTACCCTTTGGAGTGACAGTAGTCATTACGTTCTCGTCGTAGTTCCTTCTGTGAATGTGACCAGAGTAGAATAGGTCAGCATCGTACTGTCCACGAGTTCTGTTATTGTCGATCATACCACGCGTTACTTCACCACCACCGCCATACCCATGATGATAATGCAGTACGTGAGTCTGGATTCTTTCTTTTGATTTTATACGTAGCAGCACATATCCCCAATAGTCACCCTTTGCTGTACCCAAGTGGGACGTGAGTCTGTCAATCAAGTCAGTCTCATGTCTATCGAGTATCGACTGTTCATGATTTCCTGGGGTGATTAGCGCAATGTTATCTTTGTATGGTTTATACCATTCGGTAGCTGTATTGACCAACGAGTCCAAGTATTTGTTCGTGTGATGTTCAGGGCGCAACTGATTCATGTCAGCGCGTTTGTCCCATTTACCTTGCATCGCACAGAACGTATCCCCAAACTTTAGGATAGGCGCACCCTTCTTTACCGCTTCTTCGTGATGCCTACGCAGTAGGTCTCTATCACATTCTTTATTGTCCCAATGTTCATCAGACATGAGGAGTACAGTACACTCCTCGCTTGTCTTATCCACGTTCCACTCTATTACATGAACTTGTCTGCTAAGTTCTTTGATTGTCCATTTGTTCATATCTTTGGTATCATCGCAGACTTAGCCTTATTGAGTGCGTTCTGTTTCATGTAGTCTTTCAGCACACGCTGTGCTGCTTCTTGACCCTGAGTGGCTATCAAGTACCGGTAGTACCTAGCAAATGACAGAGGCATACTTTCAGGAGAAGGCATAGTCTGATAACTATTTTGTTTGATTGATTGTAGTTGTTGACGGAATACTTCAGGATTACCTTTAGCTATCTCTCTAGCCCTTGCAATAAGCGCAGGGATTTGAGGAACAGCTTCGCGGATATTCTGAGTTTCCTTGTAACGTGCAGTTTGCAAGTTGTAGTACGGATTAGATTCACCAACCATCTGTTCCGTATACGGTGTACCTTCCGCCATTTTCCAACGGCGTAAATTGCTGGTCTGTTTTGATGTCTTGAATTGATGAACTTCCTTCTGTGGTGCAACACCAGTTTCAGAAGCCCAGTTCAATGCAATACGTCCAGTCTGATAGTTGTCTTTGACAATATCCAACATCATCTGCGGCATGATGTCAAAGAAGTTTTCGATAGTAGGATTCTGAATCCATGCACCAACACCATGAACAGCAGTCTTAGACAAGTTAGTCACAGCTTCATCCAGAGGGAAGGTAGAACCCTGAGGAATGTTCTTGTAACCCAAGTCAAAGATGTCCTTACCGAGTGCAGTACCAATACCCGCATAGCCAGTAAAGGATGCCATCTGCATGAAGTTATAGGCAAGCAACGGAATGTTGCCTTCTAAACCTCTGCTCGAATTGGCTATCTCTGTTATGGAAGGAATAGCAGTCTTCTTGTCGGTGATAGCTTGACGCAACTGTTGAATGGCATAACCACCAATAACAGCACCAAGCGTAGACATCAACAAGGGTTCTAAGTTACCCTTCATAGCCGGTTCCCACACGTGCTTTGACCATTGGTTAGTCTGAGCAACAGACCAAGACATCAGCGAGAAGAACGGTTTAATAGCACTATCCTTAATCATCCATCCCGGCAGAGTACGAGAGTCATGTGCACCGTGAATGAATCCACCGAGCGTACTAGCCAGCTTTGACATCTGGTCAGGAGTATACTTTTTATCAGCAGTCCAGTACGGATCCAACTGCTTGATTAAGTTCTGTGAATAGCTATCCCCACGACGTGCGCTAGCAAGACGCAAAGGAACTATCTCATTAGCCAATGCCTGTGCCATTGTCTTGGATGTAGAGTCAGTCCATTGACGTCCGTTGACTTTACCAACAAGTGAAGATATAGCTGACAGCTTCTGCACGAAAGTGTTATCTGCGTCAGTTATGTCTTTGATAGTGTTGTAGTCGCCAGTTTTGTACCCGTTCCTGAGCGTGTCTTGACGAGCTTGTGAAAGCTTCGTAAGCGCAGACGTGTATACAGAAGCTAGTTCAGTACCCTTCACAAACTGCATAGGGTTAAACAGAGTGGACAGCGCGATATGGACGTTAGTCAACGGTCCAAGCATTGCGCTAGTGAACACACGATTCAATCCTTTGATTGTGTTGTCTTCCTTGTCGAAAGGTTGACCCTGTACTTCGTCGATAATCTTCTCAAACGGATGATAGACGTTGTTCTCGTTTTTCAAGTCCAACGCTTTCATCACTTCCTTGTTGCTTTCGACAGCTTCAGTCCATGCTTTATCCAGCGCAACACGTTGGAAGTAACGTTGTAACATCTTGGCAGGGTCTGTGATACGCAGTTCAGCAGGTAATCCCATACCTTCAGCCAAACGCATAGCAGCAAACCTAGCACGGTTGTTGTACTTGATGTCACCGATAGTAGAGAACGCCTTCAGTTTAGCATGAGCAGCAGCAGGTGAATCTCCACCCTTGACCCAATGGTCAACTAGCATCTTCTGATACTTCTTGTAATTACCAGTCTTCTCAACCAATGCTTCGACAACCTCAGAACGAGGGATAGAAGGCATATACGTAGGGTTCAAGATTGGATTACGTTTCTCAATCTTGCCTTCGCTGTTCATTACACGGATAGTCCGCCCTGAAGCGATGAGGTCGTTTTGCTTCAAGTTAAGGGCTTCACGAATAGCATCGTACGCTACGCGTTGCACACCTTCTGGCAGCTTATTCCTGTAAGATTTGCCATCCAAGTCTTCGCGGTACATCACGTTAGCCACAGACTTGCGGTCTACCATTGACATCTTGTCCAGAATGTCTAGCGGCTTCGCTGCGTACTTACCAAAGTACTGTTCACGCAACGGGAAGAACGCTTGAATAGCATCAGCAACTGGCTTACCATTGGCGCCAGAAAGTCTACGTGCTTTATCAAGTTGAGCTTCTGTCAACAAAGCGCGAGCAAGCGTGAACTTCTTGTCTTCTTTAGAGAATGTATTCTCTGGAAGCGCACCTTCTTCTTCTGTCTGGTATTTGCCGTAGGTAGTGAACGGTTCCTGCTCAAGACGAGCGGACACTTTATCTAACGGATAAACCCTGGCGGTTACGTCAGTTTTAGGTGTGCCGTCTGGATTCTTGAATACTAAATTATTGCGAAGTTTAGGAGCAACATATTGAGAATCAGTATACGCGTTTTTATGTTTACCAAGACTCATGCGTTGGCCTTTACTGCCAGTCAGATTTTCCGCAATGTTGGGCAACACAGTATCGTAATTAGTACGCATACCGCCTTCTTGCTTTATTTTCTCTACTACCTTTACTTTGAACAGAAAATATTCATCAGTGACTCTAGTAGCTGGATCCACTTTACCTCCAACAAAGTACTGAAAACCATCTTTTATACCACTCTCATTGCTGTAAAACTTTATACCATATTTATCAGACATACGATCTGTAAAGTTTTGAATAGTATCTCCTGAAGCAGGAGTGTTTTCTAACTCTTTACCGATCAAACCTCCTTCTGGATCACGCCCATCAGGATAGATAGTTGCCAAACGACGGTCATGATATTCTGACATCATTACAGTCTCAGCATCAGCAATAGCAATATGAGTAGCACCTTCTTTACGTGCTTGTTCAATAGCCGCTTTTACCAATAAACGATTATAATGATTTAGAACAGGATGCTCTACTACATGGTGTGCGCCTTTAAATATACCATTTAAAGCAGCGAGAGCATCTTCTTTTGTTTTGTATACATCTACAAAATCATTTTCTCTTGATTTCTTAGATTTTATTTTAAACCCATATTCTGTTTTTACTATTATGTAATTATCTATCTCTTTAGCAGCACGTTGGATTCTCTGAGCAGGATCACTTTGAGCTTCTCCAACCATTGCAATTTTTTCGCCATTAGGCCCAGTCTTATATTGCAAAGTTACCCATCCAATTGTGTTGTCAAAATGTTCATGACCTGAGTTCTTAAGAAAGATAGGTTTATCGCCTCTCAATACCAAATCAACACGTTGCAGATTCTCAGGCAACTTGGAAGTAGTCCATCTTGGCATACCTGATTCTGTAGGAAATGCAGAAATCTTAGTATAAATTGACTTAGCTTTTGGCTCTACTTCATTTCGAAACTCCTTTCGAAACTCCTTATAAGACTCTATGAATTTACGAGCTTGTTGTAAGTCTTTACTTTTGCCTTGCCAAGATTTACGTTCCTGCAATTTTTTCAGAAACTCATCTACGTTTATTTGATCAGCATCATCATCAGCATTAAATAGGTTCTGCACTTCATACCATCTTTGGTTCATTTCATGGGATAAATTATCAAACCATTCGTGACTTAAACGATCATGTTCTTTTTCAGCTTTGCTAGGATTAGTCAAGCCATAGGCATGCTTATCAATAGCAGTGCCGTTGTCTTTGATCCATTGCTGAGCTTCATCTAGGTTAATGGTCTCATGTTTGCTTGCAAGCCACTTGTCAAACCCAGCGTCATTAAGTGCTTTCATTTCGTCATCAGGCACGTTTTTATTCATGCGAGCAATGAACGATTGTTTAGACATGAACTTAGCATTAGGATTGTTAGCAAACCTAGCGCGGTCTTCCAGCAAACGTCCAGAGGCAAGAGATGACGTATACTTACCCTCAGGCAATGCACCTTCTTCTTCTGTCTGATAGTACTCAGCTTTGCCCTTAACAGACTTAGCACGTCCAGCACCTTCACCATGGAATACATTATCAAACGCTTCCAAGAACTTATCACCCATGATGCGGTTAACACCTGTTCGAGGAAAAGAGTTCTGATTTAGAGGATCAGTAATTTGAGCCAAGTATTCTTCGGTAGCTTTACCTACAGCGTGTGTCCATTCATCGGTCAGGTACTGTTTAGGAATGGCTTCGTCTTTACCATAACCAGTCTTCCTAGCTTTGTCAGCTAACGTAATAAGATTCCTATAATGATGCGGATAACCACTAAGATCTAGTACATTAGCCATCTGGGTTAAATCAGCAGAAGTAACTCCGCTACTTTTAACCAATAAATTAAAGGGAATACGGTGGTTGTCAAAGAATGCATGAACAGTTTCATGAGTAGCTGTATCATTATCGTTTATTTCGCTAGTGTATCCTTTACCTTCCTCACTAACATAAACACCGCGAGCGGATGCTGCTCCAACTTTTTTCATTCCTTCTGGACTATGGCTGATCCTAGGCTGATGAATACGCCATTCTGACATTTCACGCACAAGTTTATCACCAAGTGACATACTATGCATATCATGCATCAACGCAGCTTCTTCCTTAGTCTGTTCTTTCTTAACCAGACCAAACTTCTCCATCACTTCAAACGCGTCAATAGGCTCATTTTCTTGCAAACTTTCCAAGTAAGCAATTACACGTTTGCCCTTAGCGGTATCTTTCATGGGCGTACCTTCAATACGCTCAATCAATTCCAATGGAGTGGTATTTAACTCAGACTCACTTGCAGAGGCTTTAGTGCCTTCAGCATTTTCCGCAGGAACACTAGTTTCTTGGCTGGCAAGTTGTTCAGGAGTAGGTTTAGCGGCGTCAGTAGTAGCAGGAATAAAGTCACCAAGAGTTTTATCTCCTTCACCGCCAGTAGGTTTTTCAAGTGATGTTCTAGACACAGCACCACGACGTTCACGCCCCGCCTTGATGATAGCTTCAGCCTCAGCCTTCTGTGCAGCAGTAGACTCAGGGTTGTTGAATATCAAGTCAGCTTCTTTTTCTTCAGAAGTCTTCGCAGCTTTACCTACGCCACCCTTCTCAGACTGAGACACCATATTGAAGTGTTCATGTGCTAAGTTAGCAGCAGTATTAAAGATAGCTTGTTCACGAGTTTCTCCTGGCAATAGACCGCGCTTTGCCATTTCACCTTTGGTATAGGCAATAGCATCTGCTATCTCATCACCAAACATGATCTTAGGAGCGACCAAACTGTTAGCAGGAATACGAGCTTGTGTAGGAGCGGGAGTTCTGCCAGCAGCTTTGACGCGTTCTGACGCAATAACGCCAGGATTACCTAAGTTACCACCCATCAACTTGCCATAACGTGACCTGACAGCTTTCTCAATGATAGCATTTTCGTCAGGAACTATCTCTCCTGCTGTGGTTTTGATGACGTTTCTCTGCAATGTCTTTTCTCCAGTCTCTGGGTCTGTGACAACAACATCACCGGTAACAGGAGTAGTATACGGAGTACGAGTAGGTACTTCTGATTTTTCAGGAGATACCTGTTCGTTCAACTGTCTTGCAGTCAAATCTCTAGCAGCAGGATGAGCACCAGATTGTCTAAACTCAGGTAGCTCAATCTGTTCCTGCGACAAAGGCTGCGTACCAAGCCGTGACTCTAGCAGTTTAATTCTGCTATTTAACTTAGCTTTGGTTGACTTGCTGACTGCGCTTTCAACAGCGTTATGAAGTTCTGACACTTCATTCAAGATCTGTTCTCTACGCGCAGGAGACATCTCAACACCGGGGTTTTGTACCTGTTGACGAGCAAGATCCCTCTTACGTTGTTCTTCCAAGATAGCTAACATCTCAGGAGATTTCTGAGATTTATATGCAGAAGGAACATTCCTGTAATATTCTCTACGTTGCTCAGCAGTCATCTCACGCAGAGGAATACGTCCCTCAGCTTCGCTCATCTGTCTTTCAACAGTACCTCCCTGCACGTTAACAGTACCAATTCCCTTACCACCGCCTGATGTCAGGATGGCAGCTTGTTGACGATAGAAGTCGTTAAGGCTGGGTTCTTTACCGTACTTAACTTTAGCACCAGCTTTGATATCTTTCCACCACCTACCCCATGTAGGATTCTCAGTCAATATACGGTTAACAATACGACGTCCTGATTCTGATGCAAAGTGTTCTTCAATGCCCGCCAAAGGATCATGTACTAGATTGCCGTTCTTATCCATGAAACTTGCAGGTTCATACAAGTCATAGATGGGCAGCTGTTTATCAGGAGGAAGGGTCTTATTCTTCTCTTCGTTGATAGCATTTTGTTTAGCACGAGCTTCGTTCTGCTTTGCAATGTCAGGAGCGGCAAGACGAGCATACAACGCTTTTTGGTCAGCAGTAAGTCTATCCCACAAACCATGAGCACCTTCATGTGGCAACGTATCAAGAGCAGCAGGAGCGCCGCCTTCAACTATAGGCTTTCCTTTTTCGTCGTAAGCCACAGTTCCGCGCGCTTTGATAGTCTGCTTTGAAGGGCTAAACTCTCCAAGAGCTTTGAGGTCTTTGGCAATACTGACATCCCATCCTTTAGGCTTCAAAAACTTCTCGCTAATGTATTTGTAAAGCTGAGGAGTTAGGGTGTTTTCTGCATCCAGTTGACTCAGCAACTCAGCCATCTCAACACGAGACTTAGAGCCCAAGAAAGTATCTACGTCTTGAGCAGGAGTTTCTAGCTTAGTTTCCGGAACAGCCGCTTCTTCGGCAGTCTCATAACGAGGACGTTCTTCTGGAATACTACCAGCAGCTTTCCATTCCTCTAAACGTTGCTGAAAGTCTTCCGCGCTTTCAGGAGGTCTTACGGCTTGCTGTTTGAACGGAATTCTGGTAGAACCTTGCTTCTTACCAAAGGGAACATTAGGCTGCATTTGACCAATGTCAGCCTGCAAAGTACCAGCTTGCAGGTCTTGTGCAGTCTTAGCAACATCAACAGCTTTGTCGGCAGCTTCAGATCTTTTCTGAGCTTCGACCATGTCAAGCATTTTGTTTTCTTCATAAGCCAACTCAAATTCACGCTTCCTTTTAGCAGCTTCTTCAGGACTCATTGAAGGAGCAGCAGGAGCCTTCTTTTCCTGTTCGTTACTAACAATATTCTTTTTGTTTTTATTCAACAACGTAGCAAAATCAGCAGCGGTAGGCTCTCCAACATGAGGAGCAAATCCCATCGCATGACCAAGCGCCCAAGGACGATTAAACACCGCGCCAGTACCAGCAGCTTCTGCTACACTTCCAGGAGTTATTTCATTGCCAGTCAACAATTCAGACGCAACGCCAGTACCTGCACCAATACCCGCACCAAGTGATACGTTTTTGAGTGCTTCTTTTTCAGCAGCAGACACTTCTCCAAGAGTTAACTTAGAGATAGGAGCACGCGCAGCTTTAAGGATGTCCGCAGAAGGACGAAAGCCGCCAAGAGCCATAGTAGAAAGTGAGCCAGCAGTAGTAGCCCACGGATGTTCCTGTTGGTCTTGAGCCATCTTCTGTTTCCACGTGTCTGGCATCAACGCATTTTGAGCCAAACCAGCGGTGATAGCACCACCAATACCGCCAATAATACCACCAGCAGCGGCGCCAAACGGACCTGCACCAAGACCTTCTAACGCACCAGTAGCAGCACCACCAGCAAAACCACCAGCTAAAGCTGGTAAAGCACCAGCTAACCCAGCACGTGCACCAGCAGCAAGGGCAGAAGTATTAGGCTGACGAGCAGCAACTTCCTCTGGTGATTCGACAGTAACAGGAACGCCTTGTAAATTAGAAATATCTACCCCCTGCGAGGATAGATGATTTAATTCTTCTTGTGTAAGTTCGCGTTGTGTTGGCATACTTAATAAGGACGATAGTTTTGAGAGTATTGTCTAGCGTTAATAGCGCCCTGTAAATCTCCTGGATATTTAGCAAAAAGTTTACGTAGAACGGGTGATGCTGTGTTAATTGCACTAGCTACTGGATTATTATTTTTCCCAAACAAAGATTCACCAGCAGTTGACGGCAACGTTGTCACAAGTTTTCTAGCAGCAGCAGCCTTATCAGCAGCTTTTTTATCAGCAGCTTCTTTATCGGCAGCAGCTTTTTTAGCGGCTTCCGCATCATTGCGAGGAGTACCACCAACAGTCGTTGAACGAGGTATTACTACCGCACCTCCACCTGGCAACTGTAAAGTTTGATCAGTTGCGCCCTCCATACCTTTTTCCATCACGCTAGCAGAAGGTCTAAGTCCAAGATCAGTTCTAGTTGTAGCGCCTGTAGCTGGATCATAAGTATTCAAGAATAAATGTCCGCTAGTGGGGTCATCAACTAACCTAGAATTAGCAAGCGCATTTACACCAGTCTGTTTCAAAGTATCTTTAAGAATACTCTGCATCCCTGGGGTCATCTTATACTGTGCAGCAATCTGTGCTAACTTAGCTTCGTCAATTTGAGCACCAGATTGTGCAGTAGCCGCTTCTGCAGCAGCTTTTTTGCTAGTAGCTTCAGCCTCAGGAACACCTTGTTCGTTGAGTGACTTATTAAAGTTAAGTGCGTTAGTATTAGCAAAGTCAGAACCGCGAGCTTGAGTATTATAAAAATTAGAAATAGCTTCTTCAGCACCTAATTCATTTCCTGCTTTTATTTTACTAGGATCCATCAATCCAGTACCATACAATCCACGTTGAGCATTACCAGTAGCTCCGCCGTATGTTCCCATGCGACCCATGGTATTACTAGTATCATTCTGAAATGCTTTAGTAGCCATCTCCCTCTGCTGTGCGCTATTGACAGGAGCAGCAGCGTAGTCTTGGTTAAACTTGTAAAGATTAGCGGTATCAGAAGGAGCCAGTATACGCATACCGAGCCCAGGACGGCTCATTGGATTATTAGTAGGATTGCCCTCTGAGTCAATAAATCCGGTGATGTTATTGTTGGCATCGTATACAGGTTTGTTACGATAGTTTTCTGGATTGAACGCTGCGTGACCAACGTCACTAATTAAATCTGTTAAAAATCCTGGCATATTATTGTTGAGTTTTAGCTATTATTTGTTGCCATGTTGGGCTAGCGAGTAGCGCATCAATAGAACCTTGCTGTGTTAAATTTGGTAAAGGAGAACCTGCAGATTGTAACTGCATACTATTAGGATCAGAGTACTGTAACTTTACATTACTAAAATCAGCAGGAGGTGGAACAGTAGGACCCGCCATTATTCCACCTGCAGCCTTATAGTCTCCCATTGTCTGCGGAGTAGGAGAAGGCGGTGAGCTAAAGTAATCTTTAACATCATTAACAGCACTACCAATGCCAGACTTATTCCACCTTTCTTCCAAAAAACCGCCAATACCTTCATCAGCAATCTTACCGATTGGTGATTTCTTAAATTTGTCCTCAGCTTTTTGCTGCATCTTGTCAGCTACTAAGCTGGTACCGCCTGACATTAAAGTTCCGATTAGTCCACTCATGCTATTTTAACCATCCACAGTTTCAAGTACTCGGCTTCGGTATGTCCCTTGCCCAGCTTAGTCCAGCTAGTAAGCCAGAACCTAGTGACCGCTTTGTTCCATGCAGTACGCTTATAGCCTTTCTGCTTGTTAACAGCACCGAGGTACTGCGTGATAGGGGACACCATTAGGTTCCACACCAACCAACGCACAGTAGCAGAGTGACGCATAGCAGGAACAAGCCAGTAAGCAACACGACGATATCCAGTAGCCATGTCAGGTTTAGCGACGTAGTACCAGTCACGTGAGGAGCGCACAAACTTAGGCATCAATCCCTTATACGCTTCCATGAATATCCAGCAACAAACAGCACTAGCACCAGCGCTAGCCATTTGACCCATCGCAGCAGTACTGGCAGCAGACTGTTGAGCAGCGGCTCCTGTGAAGGCATTGTTCATGCTAGACATATTACCCATTACACCTTGACCAAACCCAAACGCGTTTTGACCAGAAGCGTTCTGAGTTCCAGCATTAGTGTTAGAGAACGTACCAGTACCAAAGTTACCCATCGTAGATGAGTTAGGTTGTCCGATAGCCAAGTTCACGGGGTTAAACCCAGTATTCTGTGCGCTAGTAGCAGTTTGATTAGCCGCCCCAAGAGCCTGACCTAACTGTCCTATTTTCTGGTTATAACGATCACCAAAGTTCATCGCGTTAGAGATGGTGTTCGTAGGGTTATAGATACCCAAGTTACCAGTAGCAGCTTGTTGCTGATTGGTGGAGCGTTCTAGAGCATTACCCTCACCTGGGCTAAGACCTCCCAAGTTAATGGAATTCAGCATATTCTGAGCTTGACGAGAAGAAGCATCCTGAACTCTGTAGTAGTTCGGGTTAGCAGCACGAGCAATAGCATCAGCCGTACGCGCAGTATCTACGCCAGTATTGCGCATCTGCGCTAGCTGAGTTTGACCACCAGCAAGTGCATTACTACGCGTTACATCTTGTCCTACTCGGGCAAGTGGTTCTGCATATTGTTGTGCCTGTTGCAAGTTAAGCGCATTGTACAACGGCTGTGTAGCCAGAGTAGCATTAAGCTGATTCTGTGCAATCCCTGGCTGTTGTGCAGCGGTAGCAGATACAAGTCCTGGCAAGTACTGAGCATACGATTGCAGTACTTGAGCCATTGACTCCGGTTTAGGTGTTGAAATTCCTCCGCCCATAATAAATTATTTGTTATTTACCAGACCATTGTTTACCTAAAGCTACTTGCTGAACACCAGGAATGGCGTAAGCAAACGGTGATCCTAAGAACCCACTACTTGAACTTGGAGCAACATAGCTAGGATTGTTAATTTGTTCAGGAGTTTTATACTGATACATTGACTTAGAACCAGCCATAAAATCAGGCATATGTTGAGCATACGCTTGTAATATAGCAGTAGGATCTTGAACAGGAGAAGACCCAGCGTATTCTGCGGGCATATATTGTTCGTAAGGCTTGAACAAGTTGGGAGTAGTCATCCCAATATTAGTAGGCTTAAGAGCAGCTTGCTGAGCATACTTAGCAGCGGCATTAGGATTTTTTGCATCCTTAGCTGTGAACGGAGAGTTAGCCATTGGATCAAGAGCATCCGCGTAGTAAGTCTGCCCAGCATTAGGGTTAGTTAAATACGGAGCTTGTCCGTTTCCTGGGCTGCTAGAACCCATTAGTGCTGATCTTGCTGATCCCATATTAAATTTTACCTTTCATAAGTCTATTACAAAGTTTGTCTGTTTTTTCGTATACTACTTGGTTATCTTTACGTCTTGCCGCCAATATATAATCAGGATATGTATGCTTAAAGTATGTTACAAATCTTGGCAAAACCCACTTCTCAGTAGTCAACGCATCATTGACATACATTACTTTATTCTTTGCGTCTTCAAAACAGGTTATTATCCCGCATACTGTACCATCATCACGACAGCAGTACAGCATAACACAACTATCAGAAGCAAGTTTTATGCCACTTGCTATCTGATGTTCAAGGTGGTCTTTGAATGCATTACCCTTACGGTACTTTAGGACATACTCAACTAGCTGTCCAAGTGTTACTGGTTTACTCATGTTACTGAGGTCTGCGAACGGAGCGGGTTCATAGGTGTAACGTCAGTTAAGTTAGCAGAGAACTGAGTTAACGAACCACCACCAGTCCACGATACAATCAACGCAACTTTCCACCCTTGTTCCAGATTAGGAAATGTATAGTATACGTTGGTAAGTTGCGTATTTAAATCTGGTATATTGCCTGTGTATACAAGATCAGGCGGAGAGTACTTAATACTCTTGATTACAATCGGAGAGTTTACCGATAGTCTGTTATTAACAAACGGTTGCACAGACATGGTAGATGTCTGAGTAATGCGGTTCAATATCGCACGAAAGTCCGTCATCTTAATTTCGTTCTTAGGATTAGCAATACGACCATTCTGTGACAACTCAGCCGCCGAGATACCAAGAGTTAAGAACGAGGCTTCATCATATGTTGGACCTGCATACAGCGTGTACAACTGATTATCTTCCGTAATAGCAAACAAACGTTGTGTGCCAAGTTCAATCTTAGCGAACTGTTTAATCTTTTTGCCGCCAGTTTGTTTAGTATCAAATGATGTCCAAGTTCCGGTAATGGTATCAAACACAGCAATAGCAGGACCGAAGATAGTATTGACTCCATACATTTCAAAGTTGTTATACAGAATAGCAGCGGCGTAATCTTGAATAATACCCTTAAACGCAGCTGCAATAGTAGACGTAAATACTGAGTTACGACCTTCGTTATGTTCTTGCACTACCGCATTAAATGAACGTACACCAGTCAAGTCAATAAACTTAGTATCTCCAAGAGAGTCAATGATACAACGATCGTTCAAACACGTAGCTTCAAATAGAAATTTGCGTATGAACAAGAACTCTCCAAACATCGTAGGTGCGATGTTACTCATGTTCTTTGATACCACAAAGTTTGAGTTACCAGCAGACACAAACAAAGTACCATCGTTCATCGGGTACAGACAGCTAATATTACCCACTCCGACAGTATACGCTGTGGTAGTAGCGTCACCTCCTGGTTGTCCAGCTGTGTCAACGTTGACCATGAAGTCAAGAGGACGACCAGACACAGAACGATATATAGAGTTTCCGTCTTGTGCTGTGATATACAGAATACTATCAACCCACGCCATTACGTTACCAATCGGTACGTATTCACGTTTGTCAACTAGCAGTCTTCCGTAATCATCCTCTCCGTACTCATCACCATATGTAGCAACCCATTCGTTATATCGTTGTGTAATACGGCATCTAGGATTACCAGCAGTATCCAAGTAAATAAACTGTGGTTGGTTAATGTTATCTTGCACCAACAATCCTGGCAAAGTACCCGCAAAAGAACCAGCTATTGATTGTGTCGATATTACACCAGCTAACGAAGAACCTATTGGTGTATTAGAAGTACCATATGGTACAGTTTTGTTAATCCTGCCATAATTAGTAACCGACACAGGTACAGCAGCAGTCCAATAACGAGGAGCAACAGTAGACATCGAAAACTCAGGAATCAATGACCACGTGGGTGTGTCGTATCTTCTGTAATACGCTTTACCAGCTACAAAGATTATCAAGTAATCACCAAATGTAACCATCTCTTGCTTTAACCCCTGCGGTACATACAAGTCCTTCACAGAAGTCAACACAGGATCTAATACGTCGTAACGATTATGACAATTAAACGCTAGACGATACTGGTTAGGTTGTAACCTAGTATCATCTACGAGCAAGTTCATCCCACCGATGAAAGATTGTTGATTATATTCAGACATTACATTACTCCATAGCGTTGAGTTGTGGAATAACCGCCATAACGAGCAGGACGACGAGCGCGAACACGAGGATTCAAGTTATCGTGAGTGTTCTCAGTAAATGCAACGGTGTCTTGTGTAGCGCGGTTCTCTTCTTCGTGCTTACGAGCTAGCGAACGTGTGGCTTTTGCATCGTACTGCATCGCAAGATCAATCTTACCCTGTTCTTCAAACCACAACTGAAGCATCTTATTGACTACGACGTTATCGTAACCTTGTGCAGGGAACTCATCACCATCAGCAGACAGATACGCGAGCTTCTTCTTATAAAGAATCTCCATATAATGGTCTTGCTTGCTTTGGCTATTGTTCAACCAAGGACAAGTGCTAACATCCGCTATCTGGTATGTGCTGTTCTTTTCGTTATTCGGAATGACCGCCAAGACAGTACCATCAATATCGGTGACAGTTATGTCAGCAACACTAACATTAGACTTGTTGATAGCAGTCACCTCAATCCAGTCGTTAGTGGTACTAACCGCCAACGCGTTGAGTGTGATAGTTTCGGTAATAGAGGTAGCGTACGGTGTCTTACCGGTTACCGTTATTGTGATGGGAGTAGAGTCTAGTGACGTAGTACTGAACGTAAGTACAGATTGATTGTCAATAGTTTTCTCTAACGCCTGTTTGCCTTTGAGACGAAACGTACGCCAAAAATCATTCCAGTTGCTAACATTATACCTCGGACGCATCTGTTGGATGTTCCAAGGAATGAGCGACTGGTATTCACGCATTGCCCTGATATTGCCTACGTCATGAGGTAGAGCAATCGTCTGGTCACCATTGACCTTAAACGCTTGCTCCATCCATGACCCAGCCATATCAGATTGTGCGTACAGTTCATCAGCAGCCTCGTTCAAGAAACGAAGCAGGACTGGACGCTCGTTGGTGTCAGCTGGGTTAAGACCCATCTTAGCCCCAGCCTGTGATAGAATGTACGCGACACTCATATTATTACAAAGTTTCGATTACGGTCATTGACGCAGTATCACCGTTAGCGGATACTTTATTGTTTACAGAACCTCCGTATTTTGCGTAGTATGTAACGGCGGCAGTTCCTGTATTTGCAACCCTGAAGTTAAGAGCAAACGAGTATGAACAATTACTACCAGCACCGTTTGCAATTCGAATTGCAGCAATAGGAGAAGCTCCTCCGGTTGCTTTATACAAATAAACCCAACCATATGATGTACCAGACTGAAACATAGAACCAACAACAGATATCAAATGGTAGCTAGCATCTGTAGTTACACTAAGTGCAACGCTAGTAATATCCTGTAAGTTAGCAGTATTGTACACCAGCGTAGACAAGTCAGATGTAGCTGTAGCAATAGCTGTAGAAGTAACAACAGAGTTAAAACCCTGCTGTTGCACCAACCCAAACTTCTTGCTCTGTGGATTTTCAAACGTGTAGACAATAGCACCAGTAGTCACGTATGGAACCCTAGGACTAGTCTGTACAGTAGGTTCTGCGAGAGTCGTGATAGCACGACGAATGGTAGCATAACCAGTAGGGTAGCCTGAGCTATCACAAGTAACTGCTAACAAATCTCCTGGTACAGTAGCACTACCAGTAGACGGATTGTAGTTAGATGACGCAGGAATACCGACTATTGATTTATCAGGAACTGTGATGTTAACACCGGGATCAACAGCAGCCTCTGTGCTAGTATACGGATTATCGTTAGCATAAGTAGAACCGCTGTTAGTAAACAGCTTTTCAGTTTTAATGGTGTTATCAGCTAACTGCAATCCATACACACTTCCGTCAACAATCTGTCCAGCAAGTGCAACGGAGTCACCAGACACAGACTGGTCACCAAAAACAGTAGCGTTGATAGTACCAGTAATAGCTCCGTAAATAGGAGAATCACTCTTGATCAACTTACCATCTCCCTGTGCAGTAGACACCCAATCAGAAGGAACACCGCCAGTAATGTATGAGCTAGGAATACTTCCAGATGCCAAGTTAAGCGCCGTAATAGTACCAGCCGCTATCATCGTGCCAGTAATCTGCCCAGGAGCAATAGATGAATTAGAGATGGTTTGCCACAGCAGCAAAGAGGTAACAGTACCAGTATTGGGGTTGACGTAGTTGCTATTAGAGCCATTGTTATTCCACAAATAAGCAGTAACACTAGTACCAGAAACACGCAGCCAAACATAACGCTGCCATGCGACAGTACCAGCCGCGTTGGGAACATCAGGGTCACCCGCACCAGAATCGGTAGTCTGAAGAACAAACCCACGATCACTAGTAGGAGTGGCGGAGTTTACAAGTTGAGCGAGTTGCGCTCCGGTAATAGAGGTATAACCAGTGGGATCAAAGCCCACCAATAGATCAGTTGCATTAGGCATAAATTAATTAATTAATTAGTTGTTGAAACGGAAGTTGTTGGAAATGTTACAGGTACATTAAAGCTAGCTACTGATGGTTGAGTAGTTGTAGGAGCTGGTGCTGTTCCAAAAGTAGATAACGCCCATGTTAATGAACCGATGGGTAATGATGTTGGAGGTGTAACAATATACAGAACGTTATTATTAGTAAACAATCGTATAGAGTATAGTGCATTACTACCAGAAGTAGGAGTTTTAAATAAGATAAAATCTCCGGTAGGACTAATCCATTGATTAGAAATAACCCTAGGTACATAAACACCATTTGCCAATGGCTCACCCGCACCTGCAACAATAATAGAACCAACAACTGAAACTGTTGCGTTAAAGTTAGTAATCTGTCCATCATTGCCAACGAGAGTGGTATCGTCACCCCATCGGTAATCCACAGTACCAGCTTTGCTAGTATAGATAGTAACAGCAGTAGCTTGTGACGCTACGCCCTGTGAAGTATTCCAAATCTCAAACCTAAAGTTTTTCTTCAGAGGCTGCCCTGTGTAGAAAGAAATAGTCTGACTCATAACAGAGCCAGTAGCATCCCATATCATGTAACGTGTTACGACATTACCTATGCGGTACGATACGCACAATACGTAGTTAGGATTAGCAGGAGCAGTAAATGGCTTTAACGAAATAGCATTAGGAGATTCGATATTAAACGACGATACAATATTGGAGTACCCATTCCAGCTATTTTCAGTAGTAAACGCAGGGAGAGTAATGACAGTACTAGTACGGGACAAGAACCCATTCTGTGGGTTAATATCCAACCAACGATTAAGCTGCCTCGGTACAGTTATTGAACCTGAGACATATGGTGGATAAGTTTGTTCTGGCATATTCGTTAAATGTTGGCTTACACGAGCAGGGGAGAAACAACAAAAGACCCTACCTTTTCAGCCAACTTCAATTGTTTGTTACGGCATTTAGTTTGTGCATCAAGTCCATCATTACCGCTTTGGGAACGATGTAATTGGTTCCGTCAAATCTTACTTCTCGGTCCGCTGGTATTACTACCACTCGAGTCTTGCAACCTATCACGCAGGATAGTGTTGATAACATCAGTATCGCCGTTAACAATAGCTTCGTCGACTGTTTCATTAGCTTTTTGTTTCTTGGCTTCTACTGTATTATGTGCCGCAATAGCTGTTAAGATAACTGGCAGTAGCAGTACAATAATCTCTATGATACCACCAGCTATCGTCATATATTACTTAGGCGCAACAGGCGTTTGCTTATGCAGCACAGACCAGACAGCAGTAATAGTAGCAATTCCCGTGCCAAGGAAAGCTGGGTCAGTCAGTTGTGCCGTAAGAGACGCAGCCTGATCTGAGGTAATCTTGCCTTTAGATGCAAGGATACCACCCACAAATGCCAATACAGCACGGAGGATACCTTGTAGTGTATTTACGTTAATCCAGCTAATCATATTATTTCCTATCTTCTATGTACTTGTTTCTGTAATAGCGCGCAGTATAGAAACCCACGACTATTGCCATTATACCAGCACCGATTTGCACAAGCAAATTGACTACTGGTAAAATTGAAGTAAGGGCTGATATTGCTGTAACTCCAGTGCCTAAAAGACCTTTGTGATCGTTCATGGTTTGACTTGAATGTAAACAGTAAATCCACCAGCAGGGTTCTTGCGAACCATTACGGAGCGAAGATTATCCGTAGTGATTGGCACATTAGCGTTAATGCCAGCACCCTGTACCATTGCGATAATCCCAGCGAATTGGGCATCAGTCAGGTTAATAGGTTCGGCACGAGTAACTGTGTTGGTGCTGATGATAGTCTTCGTTTCCACAACAATTTGTGGAAGCGGTGCAACAACTGGCACATCGTTAGTAGCAGCATCTTGTGCGTGAATAACTCCCGCAATAGCGAGACCGATAATTGTAATATATTTTTTCATAGACTGTTAAGAAATGTTACAGTTCCAGCGTTACCAGTATTGCCGGTTTGTCCATTATGACCCGAATAGTCCTCATAACAAGAGTGAGTAAATTCAGCCCCGCCATCAAGACCATAATCACCCACATCACCCCCATATACGTCACAACTTATAATGGCTTCTATTGGTTTTCTTACTACTAAAACTCCCCCGTTTCCACCAGCCCCGCCATCGCCACCAGTGCCTCCGTAAAAATAATCAATACTGTCAAAATAACAATTTCCTGAATCTCCACCAATATAACCATTTTCTCCTACTAGTTGAACAATAGTATTAATACTTGGTTCAAAGTATTGTTTAATGTTTAAATAAATAAATTCACCTGAATATCCACCCCTTCCACCACCACCACCAGAACCATATAAATAATATCCACAGGTAGTATTTCCTTCAAAAAAAGACTGACCAAAACCTCCATTTCCAGAATTAGAAACTGTTCCCGCAGTTCCTCCCGACAAAGTGCCAACAGAATAATCACAATCACCGTCGCCACCAGTGCCTCCATCAAATTCTGCACTAGCAGGGTATACTGCAATTCCATTTCCCGCCGCACCTCCACTACCACCAGCATGACCATTTTCATTAAGCGAGTGAGGTTGAAATACAGCAGACAAGAAAGTTCCATCTGGAGCAGTTTTGGTTATTGTTGGACTGGATTGATTCCATGTTGTAAAA